GCCTGAAAAAAGCACTTAAGGCTTATCTGGCGAAAAGCAGGACCAACGGTCCTGCTTGCACGACATATAAGTCCGGCATTGCTGGTCGTTGCTGGCCATATAGGTGGTTTGTGGGCCCCTGTCAATGTGCAACACCTTCAATGCGCACCCAACGGTTGCCCCGCCACACGGATTTACAACATAGAGTGGCGGTGCCCCGGTAATGGCGGCTCTCACGGGTCCCACCGTCCAGCAAGAGGATTTCCCAGTGGGGCCGTTGTCTTTTCCGCCCATACTGTTGCGGCGGCCTCCTTTGTCCATACCGATAGGTCCAGAACAATTTGCCATGGCCACCATCGTTTGTCTCTCGGATACTCCAATAAAAGTTGCCGGCCGTCATCCCCATGCCCCAATACAACGTACCATCTTTGTCGGGCCAGCAAGCGACATGTCGTTCTCGCACAAGCATTTGCTGGAGCACAGCATATTGTTCCAGATTCAAACGGTTGGGTGGCAAGCCCATTGCTCGTCGCGCATCCGCATCTGCATACTGCCCAATGTGGGCAAGGACATCGTCATTCATTTCCCACAGCCATCTGTGGCCCGTCAAGGGCGAATCAAAATTTCACAAACAACCATGTCAAGGTCATACCCAACCATTGCGCCACACGTACTGGCTCTGCCACCGTTGTCGCCCCTGTGCATCAGCTTGGTGTGGCTCACACGATAGGGCACCGTTGGCAGAACATGTGACCCGCCAACAGTCCTGACGAACATCTCCGTACCAGTGGCGACATGAAACGGTGTGTTTGCGCCGTCCGAGCAATACCGTTTCAATGTACACCCGATAGTGAAAGCGCCCATTGTTGACAAGGGTGATTTCCTGACACCCTTCGGTGATGACTCGTTCGCGACGTTGCGCAAGGATGCGGTCAAGGCCGGGATTCGTGGCATCCAAACGGTTGGGTGGAAATCCCATCGCTCGTCGCGCGTCCGCATCCACGTACTGTCCAATGCAGGCAAGAACATCGTCATTCATTTCCCACGACCATTTGTGAGAGAAAAAGTGAAGGGTGAATCAAAATTTCACAAACAACCATGTCAAGGTCATACCCAACCATTGCGCCACACGTACTGGCCCTGCCACCGTTGTCGCCCCTGTGCATCAGCTTGGTATGGCTCGCACAAGAGGACACCATCATTGGCAGAATACATGACCCGCCAACAGTCTTGACGAACATTTCCGTACCAGTGGCGACATGAAATAGTGTGCCCACATCGTCCAAACGATGTTTTTTCAATGTACACCTGATAGTGAAAGCGCTCATTGTTGACAAGGGTGATTTCGCGACACCCTTCAGTAATGACTCGTTCACGACGTTGCGCAAAGATACGGTCAAGGGCAGGGCTTGCGAGGTCCAAACGGTTGGGTGGCAAGCCCATTGCTCGTCGCGCGTCCACATCCACGTACTGTCCAATGCAGGCAAGAACATCGTCATTCATTCCCACCGATTGCAAGGGGCAAATGAATCGCAATGGATCGACTTCAAATTTTCTGGCAGCCGCCGAAAAAAGTACCAAAAGACTATCTGGCGAAAAATCGTGTCCGCAGGACACGAGTTTACGGCATAATCAGACCGGCTTTGCCGGGCTTTTCTGGCCACATACGTTCGTCTATCGCACAGCGACCCACTGTCCACCCCGCCATACAAGACATTGTGTTGTTTCACACCAACAAAGGCGGCAACACACGATTTGATCCTTGTAGCTGAACTCCCAACAGTGTTCACTGTCAGGTTGCCTGTACTGGTGGAACACATACTCGACCCCTTTGTGCTTGTATATCGTGGCACTGTGATAAAAGCGTTCATTGTAGACCAACACGGTCATCCAATCATCCGAGAGACCCCTGACCTGCCGTTGCGCAAACAGCTTGCGAAGACGATCATATCGATTGTCGTCTGAAGAATTGAGCCGGTTGGGCGGCAAACCCATCGCCCGTCGCGCGTCTGCATCAGCAAACTCCCCAATGCAGGCAAGGGTATCGTCGTTCATTTTCCACTGGTTGCAATGCAAACGCGAGTGGGCAGCAAATGACGAATGGGTGGATTTCAAATTTTCCGAACATCCGCCCAAAAAGCACCAAAAGACTTTGACCATATGGGTTCGGCTATTGCGCAGCGACCCACTACCCAGCCTGCCATGTATAACGTTGTGGTGTATCATAACAACACCAACGATGATGGCGATACTCAATTTGATCCCCGTAGCTGAACTCCCAACAGTGTTTACTGTCAGGTTGCCTGTACTGGTGGAATACATACTCGGCCCCTTTATGGTTATCCATTTCCCAAAGCGACGCGTGAGCTTGACCCGCCGTTGCGCAAGAATGCCGCGAAGTCGAACGTATCGATTGTCGTCTGCAGGGTCCAAACGGTTGGGTGGCGAGCCCATCGCTCGTCGTGCATCTGCATCTGCGTACTGTCCAATGCAGGCAAGAACATCGTCATTCATTTCCCACCGGTTGCAAGTGGCAAATGAACCGCGATGGGCAGATTTCAAATTTTCCTCGCGATGCTGCCCAAAAAGCACTGTAAGACTATTTGACCATTTGACCATTTGACCATATGAATTCGGCTATTGCGCAGCGACCCACTGCCCGCCCTGCCATATAAAACGTTGTTGTAATGTATCACACCAACCATAGCGGCAATACTCAATTTGATCCCCGTAGCTAAACTTCCAACAGTGCCCGCTATCAGGTTGCCTGTACTGGTGGACTACATATATGCCCCCTTCGTGCCTGTCAATCGTCACACGATGGTAAAGGCGTTCATCCTTGACTAACACAGTGTACCAGTCTTCAGAGAGGCTCCGAATCCGCCGTTGCGCGAGCAGTTTGCAAAGGCGAGCGTATTGACTGTCACTCGACGGGGACAAGCGGTTGGGCGGAAAACCCATCGCTCGTCGTGCATCTGCATCCGCAAACTGCCCAATGCAGGCAAGAACATCGTCATTCATTTCCCATCGGTTGCAAGTGGCAAATGAACCACGACGGAACGACTTCAAATTTTCAATTGCCCGACGAAAAGCACACGGAGGTCTTTATGCGACACCAAGAAACCCAGCGCCCATTTCGCCAATTGGAACACTCGTGCAACCGGTGGCCATTGTGCTCATCAAGCTTGAAATGGTGGGATTTGATGGTTTCCTCGGATTGCACAACGTCCCACAAATCACCACCGTGCATTCCATACGTGGATTTTGTCTGTGTGTCCTTGTCCTTTTCATTTCTGCCATATACCTGAATCAATATGTGAAAGCGTCCGCTCATTATCTGTACCGCGTGCCCCCAAGCGATCCAGTTGTCAACGCGCCGTCGTGCAAACATAGCGTGTAAATAAGCGTATCGGCTGTCGCTCGACGGGGACAAGCGGTTGGGCAGAAAACCCATCGCTCGTCGCGCATCTGCATCTGCAAACTGCCCAATATGGGCAAGAACATCGTCATTCATTTTCAACCGGTAAGTGACAAGTGAATCACGACGGATAGACTTTCAATTTTTCACTACTGGGCCTTCAAAAAGCACATGAGATTATCTGGCGAAAAATCGTGTGCTCATTGCTGCCGGACTTCATGCAGATGGTTGATAAGAGCAAGAGATCCATTGTCCGTCTCGCCAGTCAAAACAATCGTGGAAACAGTGGCGATTGTGTTCGTTGAGCTCGTAGTGGAAACACGTAAATTCGCCGTTCCCCGCGGATTGCTTCATATTCCACCAATCACCTCGATACATTCCATACCAGTATGAAATCTGTGTAAGCCTGTCCCCTCCATCCCCGACACTGTGTACATGGACCCACATGAAGGAGCTTTCGCCATCCGCCGTCATCCTGTACAGCCCAGGTGTCGAGCAATCGGTGCGCCGTTGCGCAAGCATGGTGCGGAGGCAAGCGTATCGGCTGTCACTTGAAGGGGGCAAGCGGTTGGGCGGGAAGCCCATTGCCCGTCGTGCATCCGCATCCGCGTACTGCCCAATGCAGGCAAGAACATCGTCATTCATTTTCTGTCGACATGCGAAACGACAGCAAATGGGGGACAAAAAGATTCAATTTTTCATAGCCCACAAAAATCACAGGACACGATTTTACGGCATAATCAGACCCGCTTTGCGGGTCGTTTCTGGCGACGCGGGTCCTCCTTGCTGCCAGGCTTTATGCAGATGGTCGATAACGGCAAGAGACCCATTGTCCGTCTCGCCAGTCAAAACAATCGTGGAAACAGCGGCGATTGTGTTCGTCAAGTTTATAATGGTAATACCTGAATTCACTGTTCCCCACAGATTGCTTCACGTTCCAACAATCGCCACTGTGCATTCCGTACAAGCACGAAATCTGCGTGAGCCTGTCCTCTCCTTCCCCGACACTGTACACCTGGATTAACATGTGGAAGCGCCCGCCACCCGTCAATTCCATCCCATGTACCCAAGGTATCGAGCAATTGATGCGCCATCGCGCAAGCACGTCATGAAGGCAAGCGTATCGACCGTCACTTGAAGGGGGCAAGCGGTTGGGTGGCAAACCCATCGCCCGTCGTGCGTCCGCATCCGCATACTGCCCAATGCAGGCAAGGACATCATCATTCATGCGTCAACAGTCGGGGTTGGTGACAGACAAAGGAGGAGTTCAATTTCGCCACTGGGTGACACTGCCCCATAAAAGCACCTAAGGCGGGCGGTCAGTTGTTCACCGACTGTGCTTCGTAAAACGCCATATAGTGCTGCTCCGACTCTGCAAATGGGGTGTGCACCTCGTAATAATCTCGCACAAACAGCCCGTTTGACAGTTCGACCAAGCCACGCTCCACCACCAAGTGGTACAGGATGGTATCACGCTTCCCGAGGACCAGTTGTGCCCCCTTGGCCAAGCACGCGCGCACCCACCGTGGGCCATCCTCCGCCGCCGGGTCCCACACCAATGTCGCCGATGCCATCACTGTGCCCTGAAACTTGACAAGATGCTTGCACTGCTCGCGCACGATTCCCAGGACACGGCCGTGTGCCGTCATGTCGCCAGGCACAATAGTGCCAATTGGTTGAAAGCTGCCATCCGCCATTCGCACGCGGCTACGCCGCGCCAGGCCTAATAGGTAGTCCGCTGCTGTGTCGGGTCCAGTGCCCGCGGTGCCCGAGGTACCATTCAACAAGTCTTCGTGCTCCCGCATGACGGCGGCAGCCGGTTCGTCCGCCTCGTCAAAGTCGGCAAAGAGCCGGCCGTCTGGTGTCGGGATGGTGTGTGTACTGGTATTCAGACAGACCAAATAGGGGCCGTCCCATGCCGTCTTTTGTGCGTCTGCCATGTCCTTCACTTGCTTCCACTTGCGGCCCCCACTGTCGTACATGACGTGGTTGCCCGAGACGACCGTTTTGCTATCACCGCCGTGGCCGAAAACATACATGTCGTTGCGCTGATAGTCGGGTACGAACCGCAACAAACCTGTCACATGGGCATGGCCCTTGAGCACATCCCCAATCCGCACCGAGTCAATGGCAACCGCCGTCCCATCCTCCAACAAGACGGGCGTGGCAGGATCAAAGCAAAATGTATCAAAAAATACGCCAATCGTGCTGTCCGCCATGGTGGTGGCGGCTGCAATGGCGCTAATGCCCATGTAGATGACGGCATAAAAGGTGCTGTAGAGACGGCCAAATAGGTTCTGCATGTGGTAAAAGGTCAGGCGCAACTGAACCAGGACATTGGCAATGCGGGATGCCGCCGTGCGAAACACCGACGTGGCCGTGCCGACCGTGCTCGCAATAATGGTCCGCAGAGCATTAATGGACGTGACTATATGGCTAAATAGGCCGGCAAAGCCGGCCAAAATGTCGTACATGGGCCCCACAAAGGTGGTCGCCTGCGCCTGGAATTGTCCGGTCATGCACTCTTTAAAGTTGGCCGCCGTGTCGTGGCCGAACACCCATGCAAATGGCATGACGGTCGGGTTGCACCGGTATTTGCTCCAATTGGCCACAATGTCGCGCAAATTTGCAAATTGCAGTGTCACGGCAAAGATGCCAAATAGGGTGGCCGAGAGCATTGCCAGACGAAGGAGGCTTGGTGGTTGTTGCTGACCCGCTTCCATCTATTGGTAGAGGGACAATTTGCTTTATTCGCCAAAGGCGAATACGCTTGAGCGAACAACCGCCAAAGGCGAATACGCTTGAGCGAACAACCGCCAAAGGCGAATACGCTTGAGCGAACAGCCGCAAAAAGGGACAGGCACATATTTTTGAAGTGTGCTTGCCCAGTCGGCATCAAGCGACAGCCGTGACAGTGACTGCGACAATGAGTGTCACAATGCGCACCCACTTTGGCGACAAGACACGGACGCTTGACCCCAACCTATTTGGCCTCACCACCAGCCGCTCGACATTTCGCATCCTGGACCACCCCGAGTTTGACGACCTGGAAGTGTACGAAAAAATCACCGTCGACAATTTGCGGGCGTGGAAGTTTATCGGCTGCGTGGTCGACGGTCGGTTTGAACCGGCGGGTATCACCCGTGATTCAGAAGTGGTGCCTCGGACGCTGGACCCAGATTCGTGCGACATTCATGACCTCTCCTCCTATTTGCAGTATTCGGATGCCGAATGGGCCCTGGTGACAGCCTGCGTCGCCAACAAGTGGGCGGCCGTCCGCACCATTCTCCAAAAATGGCCCTGGTACCGTGGTACGGCCATTATTGAAGCTGTCCGTGCCACGCGCACGCGCATGCTTGCCAAGATATTGCGCGACTTTCCGGCATGTCAATCGGCCAAATACGGCAAGTGTGCGTCGGCCGCAATGCGGCACAATCGCGCCTTGCGGCTGGCCGTCCGACGTTCACTGTCCGAAGCCGTCCGCCTGCTCATCCGTGAGCCACATGTCAATGTCAATACACACAGTGGCTTGTGCTTGGTGACTGCAGTCCTTCAACGCGATCAACGCATCTTTTACGAGCTTCTGGCATCACCGCAAATCTGCGCCGCCGCACATGCCAATGAAGCGCTTGCGCTTGCCTTTCGCATGCGGTGGGAAGGCGATACGCCCGAGATAATGTACCGGTCCCTATTGGCGAATCACGGGGTGCAAGACCGCGGCACCGAGTGTGCCATTGTGTACGCCAATGTAACTGTGCACGACACGGTCGTGATGCAACGGGACATGGATACCGTGCGCCTGCATGGTCCACTCGCACCTCTGCCATCCCTTGAACGGGACTTGGCCGACCAACGCATGGCTGACAATGGCACTGACGACGGTCAAAGCTCCATTGACGATAGTGATAGCAGTGGTGACAGTCGTGACAGTGACAGTGACAGTGACAATGCAAATAGTAGCCAAGAGTCAGAGGTTTTCGACCGCAGCGACACGTGCAGCCTGATCGCGTATGAGGAAGACGAAGACGAAGATATTGATGTCGAGATCGTGCTACCGCCAGAAGTGTCAAACGGCGGTCGTATATGAGAATGGAATTATATCGAGGCGAAATGCAGAGCAATGCCTGGTGCGCCATTGCAAGTAGCCGCATACGGCCGACACGATGTTCTACTGGTCGGGAATCCGCAATTCACCTATATGAAAAAGGTGGTCCGGCGGCACACGCCATTTGCCACGGAATCCATCCCGTCCTTTTTTGACGGCAATGTGTCGTTTGGGCAGACACTGACCACGGAAATCAAGCCAAGTGGCGACATGTTGGGAACCTTGTGGCTGGAGCTCAAGCTTCCCGAGACCAGCCTGTCTGACATTGGGACCACGGGCGTGTGGGTCAATGGCCTGGGGTGCAACATTGTCGAGTACGCGCTTCTCGAAATTGCAGGCCGCGAAATTGTCCGGTTGCCCGGCGAGTGGATGCACCTGTGGGGTCAGTTGGCAACCAGTGCCAGCAAAATGACCATCTTTCGGCGCTTGATGGGCTATTGGTCAGCGGGCGACGATTGGGCGGATCAGACGGCGAGTGCGACCCTGCCCGCCAAGACCTTGAACATTCCCTTGCCCTTTTGGTTTTGTGCAGACTGGGGCCGCGCGCTGCCCATTATCGCCATGCAACAATCGCCCATCCGCCTGCACGTCAAGCTGCGCGAGTTCCGAGACTTGGTGTACAGTACCGGCTTGGTGAGTGGTGCAGTGACCAAGTCGGACTTGACACTGTCGACCAACCAGCTCACCAGCGCCACCCTGTGGGCGGACTATGCCTTTTTGGACGTGCCCGAGCGCCGCCGTTTTGTTGCCAATGCGCACGAATACCTGGTCGAACAGGTACAAGTGAACCCCGAGACGGCGGTTGGTGCTGGCGCATTCACGGCAACGGTGCCGCTGGACATTCGCTACCCCGTCAAGGAACTGATATGGGTCGTGCAACAGGAGCGAATGAAGACCTTTAACGACTGGTTCAATTACACGAATCTTGCGACCTCGGCACAGGATGCCAACAATGTCCCCATTGATCTCTACTTGACGGCTATTTTGCGGTGGGATGGTGCAGACCGATTCCAGGCGCGCGACCCCACTTACTTTCGTGACATTCAACCCTATTTGGCGCACACGAATTCGCCGAGCAACCTATTTGCATCCGTGTATAGCTTTGCCGCCAAGCCCGAAGAGATGCAACCATCCGGCCATTGGAATGCCAGCTTGTTCGCCAACAAGATTTTGCACATGAATCTTGACCGTCGGACCACTGACTTGTCCACCAAGCCATTGACAGTGCGCACCTATGCCCTGAACTACAATGTGCTTCGTATTGTTGCGGGGCAGTGTGCACTGCTCTTTGCTGCCTAATAGGAGGAGGGTCAATGGCCAAACAAGAAAATCCCGTGGTGAAAGTAGACATGGCCGCTTCACTCGGTCAAGCTGCCGCTTCGTTTGGTAAAGCCGCGCTACTTGGAAAAGCCTCTGCCTCGTTGGGCCTGCAGGGCCCTGCGGGCCCGCAGGGCACCTTTTCCATGGCCAACCCATTGTTGGCCCCAAGCGAAAACGTCCAGGCTGCTGTTGAAGAGAACAAGAAAAAGCGCGAAGCCAACCGTCAACGGAATGCCGCCATTGATGCAGAGATCAAGCAGTTTCCCAATCCATCGACGGACCGGGATTGGCGGATGCAGGACCGCGACCCATCCACGCTTCGTCTGCTCAGCATATTTGGCGGTCTCTTGGGCCTTGACCACTTTTACCTCCGCAGCTTCAAGACGGGATTCCTCAAGCTCTTGTCCACTTTCATTCTGCCAGGCGTATGGTGGCTGTGGGACATTTGCGAGACAACGGGGTACGGCAAGCGGCTGAGCGTGCGCGGGATGCGCTCCCCCTTTTCATGGTTCACAGACATTGGGCGAGGCACAATTGCAAGCGCCACAGCAGATGCAACTGCGGCTGCTGCGACGGCAGCCCCAGCTTTTGAGCCTGCCAAAAAGTCCATCCTCGTGTACATGTTCTTGACCCTGTTTCTGGGATTCTTGGGCGCGCACCGAGTGTACGCGGGCGGCGGGTTTCGCTCGTGGGGCCTGCACATGGTCGGCATGCTTGCATTGGCCATGCCCTACTTTTTCGACGTGTACACGGCATTGTTCAACCAGCGTGACATTATGTTGCGAGGAGTGCCCCACTTGTTTTCGCCTGACCGGGACGGGGATGAGACGACGTTTCTGCCCATTTCAAGGGAGCAGGCGGACAGGCAGGACGACCAACAGGCGGCCGAGAGGGCCGAGTCAAACAACCGGCCGCTGCTTCGTTCGTTGGCTGCGCTGGCGGCTCCTTCTGCTTCTGCCCTTGCAGCTACTACGAGTAGTGGAGCAGGAGCAAGGGCAACGGCAACGGGGGCACTTGGAAGCCTCTTGCAGAGCCGACTACCAGCTGCTCCTGTTGCCCCCACTGCTGCAACCATGCAGTCATATAGGGCTCCGCAGGCGGCAAGCCTCTTGTCGTCGACAAGGCGTTCTCCTGCTGTTGCTGCCGCAGTAGCGGCAACAGCGCAGACAGGCGGCGGCTACTGTCCGACATGTGTCGATTCGCAAAACGACATGGCCCCTTACATTGTTCTGGGCGTGTTGGCAATGGTGCCACTGGTGGCTCTCGTTCGGCGGTCGTGGGTCCGCTCGACCAAGCCTGTCAAGGCAAAAGAACCTATTGCAGCCAATTCCAACACGGCCAATGTTGCCAACCATGTGAAGGCCATATAGGTTGTCTGCCGCAGGCAGCAACGTGCATATATACAAGTGAAGTCAGTGTGACCAATGACATGTTCAACCCAACGATTGAACACGTCAGTGACCACCAGTGCAAACAATGCAGACATACGTTAGCCTATCACTGACTCAGCTTTAAGTGCTTTTCCGCCCATCCGGTCGAAGGCAAGCTTGTTTAAGTTGTTTGCTGCGTTTGGCCCCGCCAAGGCCAAATAGGTCTGTGCAAGTGTGTGCACGTGTATCGTATACACACTTGGACCCTACCTATATGGCCCAATTGACAGGCTTGTTTAAGTTATTTGCTGCGTTTGGCCTTCCGCCAAGGTCAAATAGGTGTGTGCGTGTGTGTGCACGTGTATCGTATACACACTTGGACCCTACCTATATGGCCCAATTGACAGGCTTGTTTAAGTTATTTGCTGCGTTTGGCCTTCCGCCAAGGTCAAGGTCAGATAGGTCAGTGCAGTGTTTGCCGGGGGCGTTGTCGGCAAGTGTTAGGTGTTATTGTTTCCCCCGTTCCCCCGATTGTTTCGTCTCATGGACGACCGCGAATTGGCCCGATGGATGCGACGTGTGCCACTGACCGACGACGGGCTTCGGTACAGGCTTGAAGTCTGGCGAAGTTGCTCTTGCTGTGGCCCTTGGTCCCGCAGGGCCCGTTGGGCCCCACGCACACCAGGCAGTACTGGATTGTTCACAACAAAGCTACTATTTGCAGGCAGGGGGGCAGACACCACCCTGGCAGCCGCCGCGGCTCTGTCAGATGGTTGTGGTCCCCGACGCACCTGTTGAGGTGCAAATGCCCTTCCGCCAGGCGATGTTCCCGCCCTCGTCAATGACAGCCGCGATGCCGCAACCCCCGGGGGCGCGGCGACCGGCGAATGCACCCTGGCCGGCCGTTGGACAATCGGCACGCCCTGCTGCTGCCGCTCCTGCGCAGCCGCTCTGCCAAATACGGTTGCCGAATTAGCAGATCCGATCGAGTCAACCGACTCGAGGCTGGCGACTGAATTTTCCGAGCCCACTGAGCGCAACCTTGCTCCTGTTCTTGGCACAAATGCCGGATTCTGGTGGCCAAACTCTCCTGGCGCTCCTGAGACTCCTGACCAACCAGGCTCCGCCGGTGCGCCAAAGAGCGCGCGAGCGACCCCCGGTGACCGCTGGCCTGAAGATACAGCTTCGGCCGCAGCCTGAGTTGCTTTCGGTGTTCTGCCAAACATCCTTTGAACAAAGGATGGACTGGTCGCGGTCGGATGTGCTTGAGCTGGTGGTGGCGATTCAGCTGCCGCCCTTGGTGTGCGCGCGGATGGATAAAGAGGGTTTGCGCCTTGGACACTGCCGTCTGCCTGTTGCACCAGCTTCAGTGTTTCCTTTTGACTCTTTGGTTGGGCCTGCACTGGTAAGCGGGGTGAGTGGGGCAATCTCGTGTGCATTGGACTGTCAATGTATTGGATTTGCTCTTCTTGCTCCTGCTTTTGCTCTGCAGCCGGTGCAGGCACTGGCTCTGGTGCTGGCTCTGGTACGGGCTCTTCCACTGTCTCTGGTTCGTGGGCTGGTACTGGCACTGACCGAGGCGATGCTGTGCGCAAAGGATTGACAACCATGACCTGTTCAGATGATGCTTGTGCTGCGCTCTTTGGCGTGAGCAACTGTCTGGCTCTGGCAAATAGCCCTGGGTTTGGGCTTGCTGGTACTGCAGCAGCGGCTGCAGCTGCAGCAGGTGTCGCTGCACGAGCAGCTCGTAGTGGGTTCTCAACCATCACAACCGGTTCTTCCTGGCGGACAGGTGTGAGTGCTGCAGCTGCAGCAGCTGCAGGTGCAGGTGTCGCTGCACGAGCAGCCAACAGCGGGTTCTCAACCATCACAACCAGTTCTTCTTGGCGGACAGGTGTTGGTGCTGCAGCAGGTGCAGCACGTAGAGTCAAGAGAGGCTGAACGGGACGTTCTTCCTGGGGAACGTGTTCCTCTGCATCTTGGCTGGTGGCTGTGTCAGGGTCGGCAACGGCAGCAGGACGTTGTGTTTGCCGACGTTGTAAATTGCGAAATGCCGCATGAATGCGATTGAGATATCCCAGCAATTTGTCAACTGGAAGTTCGCCATTGGCAGCTGCGCTTTCTGCCTCTTGGGCCAGGTTTGGGACAATACTACGGAGGACGCGGACAATGTGGCCACTCACTTTGCGGTAGTCTGCACGAACAGCCGCCGCCTGCGCTTCGGCCGCAGCATGGACTGTCGCCATTTCGTCAATCTCTGTTTGCATTTTGGCCGCATTTGCATTGCTCTTGCCCACCAGCGCAATCAATTCGTCCAACAAGGATGCAACGGTTGACTGTGTATTGTCGGGCCGCTCTTGACGGAGCGCCTGCAGCGCCTCCAACAATGTCTGACGGTGCCCGTTCATTTCTTGCTGCAAGGCCTCATAGTCGGCGCGTGCCGTCTCAAACCCCGCAAGAGATGCAAGCACACCTTCATAGTCAGTCTGAACCGTCTTGAATGCCGCCTGGACGGCCGTCAGTTTGTCAGCCGACGCGGTCGCATCATCCGAGCACAAATGGCCGGCCTCTTCCGACCGCGCCCCAGCACACAGCACAGCCTTGAACGCATTGTAATGCTGATCGACAAGTTCATTCTGCAACGCCAAGGTATCTATTGCACCCTCAAGCTCGCCGCGAACCTTGGCCAGTTCAGCCGTCTGCTTCTCAAGTGCCGCCTTTTCTTGTTGCAATTGTTCGACTTGGTCCTTCAGTCCTGCAACAATGGCAGCACTATTTGGACTGTTTGCTCCTTCAGGAGCAGGGACAGGAGGGACAGCAAGGGCAGCGGGGTCTTCCGAACCTGGGAGTGCCGCATTTGCCCTGACCATCTGCAGTGCCCCTTGGAGCACTGCCTTGGTGTCGGCGGCGGTTGCAGGATTGTCAATCAGCGTTTGAAGCTGTTGTGCAATGGTAGAAAGGAGGTCATTGTAGTTGGCAAGGGCGGCCGACATGCGGTCGCGCATGCCAGCCAAATCGTGCGTCAAGTGCGTAATTTCAGTGTCCTTGGACTGCAATCGCTCTTCGAGGGACCGCATCAACTCTCCCTCACCTTCCTCTTTTTGGCCTTCAGCAGCAGCAGCAGCACTGGATGGATCTGCAGCTGCAGCATCGGGGAGCAAAGGGGCCGCGGAAACGGTTGCCGGGGCTGAAGGAGCGGCAGCCAATGCGGCAGCCAATGTGGCGGCAACGGCCGGCGCAACTCGGGTCACGTCAAATGCCGTGACAAAATCCCGGCGGGCCTGGTGGTACGCACCAAGTGCCTGGTGAAAGTTCCCCTTTCCCTTTTTCAACTTGGCCATGGCTTGTTTCACATTGTCGGCCAATGCCTTGAGCGAGGGCTGTGCCTCGACTTCTTGCGGGTGCTTGTTCAGAATGTGTGTGACTGCCCACATGGTATCCTCATTGATTTCCGACAGAATCTTGCGCAACTCTTCCGTTTGCCGCTTGAGCGCGCCCGTGTCCTCGCGGCACTGCTCCAACTGGCGGCGCAGGGAGGCAATGTTTCGGCGGCTGGATCCAATTGAAAAGCCTCTGCCGCCGTCCTCTGAACCGCTGTTGCCATCGTCTGAATCGTCATTGTTGTCAGAGTTGCCATTGTCAGAGCGGGAAAAGAGTGTGGACAGCCACCCTTTGGCCTTGACACGCTTGCTTTCGGTTGTTGTTGCGGCAGCAGAGGCAGCAGAGGCAGCAGAGGCAGCGGCAGCAGGGGCAGCAGCAGCAGCAGTCGCAATCTCTTGATCCAGGCTGTTGAGTTCTGAATTGGAGGGGATGGAGGATGCACCATCTTTGCATTGGGTGAGCGACGTGTATTTTGGCAGCTCAATGAGAATGCGGTCATGCAATGCAGACGAGATAACATCTGTCCGCGGCTGCAGTTGCGCAAGCACAGAGCAAAGCACATCCGTCAAGAACGTGGCATATTTGGCGCATGCGGCTGGCCGACCAACTGTTGTGCAACGCGCAAAATTTTCGACAAAGAATTGCCGTTGTCGCGGTGTCAATGTCAGAACGGCCTTGCGCTCACCATCGTCAAGCAGGCCAAAGCTGCGCAAGAGCAGTTCATCACCAGTCGGTTGTGCGCCGGCTTCACTTTGCAGGTAGCCGGCGGCTCCGGCGGCTTTGCGCTGGTCTTTGGCGGCTTGTGACATATCAATGGACACTTGGATGGGCGGTGCATGCAGGGATGTGGCAATGCGAACCACGTTGCTTTGCGAGGCCATATAGGTTTGTTGGCTGCTGCCTTACTGGGCGAAAAATCATTCACAGCATATTTTCCATGACATCTGTCCGGAGCAAGAACTTGTAGCCGCCCGTCACCTTGTTGCCGCGGTGCAAAATGTTGACATCGAAAACGGCCGCGCGGCCAGCAGATGGTGAGGCACGTCGGACCAGGCTGCGCGCCTCGTTCAAAAAGTCCGTCTCGCCGCCCTGAAACTCGGCATTTAGAAAGATATTGACTGTGCAGATGCTGCGTCGACCGTGCTCATCCTGGTTCACACCGTCACGGTGCACGTCGAAAAAGCCATTTTCGAGGTACTTGGAGAAGCGAAAGTAGGGATTGATGGCGACCCTGTCGCGCATGTCGGCCGGGAGGGTGCCATATAGGCGGCGAAAGATGACGGCTGCCAGTGCATCATCTCGAAAGACGTGGCGGTCGTAAATGGCAATGCTCCGATCAACCGTGCTGAGCTTGTCGGCCCGGTTGAAGCGATCAATAAACATCTTGCATTCGTCGGCGCTCAAGAGATTGTCGACGAGGGTGAAAAACTTGCCTTCAATCGATGCCATATAGTGTGCTGACGTGAAGGGAACAAATAATTTGGCGTTGGAATCGTTCGGGCCTTTTGCATTTAAAGGCTGCCGACTATCCTTACCATTGCAGCCACCCAAATGAGCGCTTGGATGATCCCCGTCACTGTGGACGGCACCTATGTGGTCGCCAAAGTCTTTACGTTCCTCACCGATTGTCGCGCACGCGAATATGTGCAGGAGCTCACACGTCGTTGCGAAAATCATTTGCTCAATGACGGGTGGAACGCATCCAGCATTTCAGCGGACAGGGACAATGACAGTTGCAGTGGCGGTGACAGTGACGATGATGGCGACGACGCGCGGCTCCCCGAGTACACATTTACATATGAAGGGGATGCGGACGTGTCGTACATCCGTGTCAATGTTGCTGGGTTTATTGACGAAAATGCGACGATTGACAATGTCAAGCAGTGTTTTCAGTCGGTGATTGCAGAGGACGTGTTTGGATAAGGATAGATAGGCGTGCGAATGAAACAAACCTTAAGGTTACGACTGCGTCTAAACGGTAGACAAGAATCTCGTAGAAGCAGCCAATGACAACTCTACGAAGCGGAGCTCAGTGCAGTGACGATATTTTGCTCGAGTCGCTCAGCCACTATTACAATCGCCACCCCAATCTTTCCATGATTCTGGACATTATCCAGCACCGCAGCCCGATTTCGCTGCGCCTGGTTGACCATTTCACAACCAAATATGCGCCGCAGCTGAATACCAATTATTCCATTCAAGTGGGCACGGAGCCAGACGGGACTCCACGGACGCAACACATTTGGGTGCACGCCAATTACAAGTCACAGCTCATGGCCTTTTCCAAGAAAAAGTTTGACCCATTTTGCCGTCGTTCGCGCATCCAGTTCCACGTAAATGGCCTGGCGCAGCCCATCAAGACGACGATTGGGCAGCTGAACTTTTTCAGGTGGGCGTACAATAAGCGTGTCATTCACTACATTAACGACCATTTGGCCGAGATTGAAGAGGACATGAACCGGTGCACGCGCGAAAATGCCACGCGGTCAACGCGGGACTCTGCTGCGACTGCTGCGACTGCTTCAACAGGCGCAGAAGAAGCCTCTGTCGAGGAGGAATCGGTCGTGTCAGCCGGCAATTCCACGGGCCCGAGCAGCGGTGGCAGTCGCAAGCGCCGGCGGACAGCCAATTCCGGCAGCAAGCGCGGCATGAGCTGCCACAACGTGCCCATCCTCGTCTCATTCGACTAAACCATATAGGTACCCTGAATGCATTGTTTTGCCGTTTTCTATGCAAAAAACGGGAAACCAATACATGCACATTGACCATCAAAAACTGCAGGCAACCTATATGGCCATCACCGGTAGGTTGACTCGGGACGCACTTGCGCATACGCAGCATTGAACGGGTTTGCGCGTTGAATGGGGAGTGCGGCAAACGGCTCATAGGTCGAGTTGCGCGGCCGGAGCAGTTCATATGCCTGCAGGGACGATACATTCATGGAGGGTTGGCCTTGTGCAGCAACTGTCATATCATCTGCACTGGCTGCCATGGTCCGGTTGAGCATGCGCTGGCTCAACACCGTGTCCAACTCGACGGTATTTTCCACAATCCCTTGTTTCAATTCGCGAATCACATTGCGTGGGTCAGTGACAGGGTCAAACTTGTCAAAAAAGGGATTGTTGTGGAAGGCTTGTGTCACGGCATCTCCATCGAAACGTTGGTCAGGGAATAGGTCAGGCCGTTGCAGATAGGTGGAGCGGTCGGTGCCCCTGGACTGGATGGGCTTTTGGTCATAGATGGAAAGCTGTGTCCGTCGGCCGTCACCGACCCATGCACCAGGTGCCATGTCCACCCCGAGTGGCGGTGGTGGCGGCACATCCAACGACGTGCGGTATGCGCGCGCGTTAAAGGCATCGAGGCTGTTGGCTTCCTTGCGCACACGCAAGGTGTATTGGGGGAATCGCGGCCCGCGTACAATGCTTTCTGGAGGGGGTCCGCGGATCATGCCGTCTATTGACAGACAACACTTTAAGCATATAACGTCAACCGGCGTTGGTTTCACAAGCATGTCGGTGAGCTTGGTGCCGTGGTACAAGGACCCAATCGGTTATCGTGTCTTGTCGTATCCAGACGGAACCTTGCTGACAGGGCCAGATAACGTCGAGGGCGCGCGCGCCGAACTCGCAGAATATGGATTGTCGGCGCTTCAAGTGACACGGGTTGAGGTGCGTCCTGGCGTGGCGGTCTTGGTGGCCGAGGTACAGACTGCTGCTGCTGCTGCAGCAGCAGGGTACGTCAATTGGGAAGAGAGCGACGGCTTGCCCAACAAGGAGGGCTGCCTTGATGCGGGCTGGCGGACCATCCCAGTCTTTTCTCCGGCCGCATCTTCTGGGCCAGCGGGCGGGTGGAATGCGGCAGCAGCCAACATTGCCAAGGCAACTCTGTTCCTTGCCGAAAGCGCCACAAAAGAGGCAGCTGCGTTTTCATGGGCCGACATTATGCCATCTAAGAAGGAGCACACTACTTAAGGGCAGCAGTCGAACATAGTGTGTGACTCGTTCGACAGCGCAATCGTGACAAATGCCCCATATTGATACACGTCGCAAGACACCCGATTTTTTCTCCAACCTCAAGTTGCGCATGGACAAGGGCCGGACGTTGCGCGCCAAAGCCCCTGTTGGCCCGACAGGGACAGAGACAGCGACGGCTCCCGCTCCTGCTTCTGTTGCAGCAGGGGCAACAACAAAAAAGATGGACAATGATCTCATAGCGCCGGTTGCGTTGAGCCCGCACGCAACCGGACTGGACGCACGACTGGAATTAGAGCGGCAGCGCGCATACCAGCGGCCATGGAACAAGCTCGAAAAGGGTTTGAAGCTCAATCGACTGCGCCTGTTTGCAGAAGAAGAAGCTGCGCGCGAGCACTATTCGACCAAAGAGCAAGCCGACCTATTTGAGTTTCTGCACACGCAGTTGGAGCGTCGAATGATTACCGGCAAGCAGCAAGTGCAATACGACCTGGCGCGCGAGCGCATTACTGGCGTGCGCGGGCTGCGCACGACGGTTGGTGAGGACGGGCAACGCGCATTCCACATGCAAGAGCCGCGGCGCACCGTCAGACGAACGGCACGTTCCCCGCACGTAAAAATGGAAAAGACAAGTCCTAAACACGGCTGAGTGTGGACAATGGTAGACGTGTTAATGCAAGAGGACGAATTGATTGAATGGATATGTGGGCTTGAACTTCAACCCCCCATCGACATTTATTCCTATAATGCTCTGTTGGAAACAGTGTGTGAGGAACTCCTTGTGCACATTGACCAGACGCATGTATTTAGTGGCATGACCCATGCGGACGAAGCTGCCGCCCTGCTCGAGCAAGTGCTCCCATGCGTCGACACGATTAAGGCCTATTTGGACGGATGGTTCCGCTACTGCCAGACACTGGCAACAACGGATGCTGGCCGTCGCAAACTGTTGCCGCCCCACCTTGTGGCCAAGCTTGACCTCGCCTATTTGCAACGGCGCGTCAAGGAGCTGCAGGATGCACCTCAAACCGTCCAACATTCTGTCGAATGGGCCGAAGAGCTGGTTGGACTGGTGAGCGCCAGCGAGCTGTGGAAAGTCCGTTCTTCCACGTCGCGCAAGAGCCTCATTCGAGAAAAACGGGCCAAGGCCCTGTCCCTCAAAGAGGCTGCGGCCGACGAGGCTGATGAGGCCGATGGGGATGGGGGGCAAGGGAAACCCCAGGGTGGCCATAGTGTGTCTGCACCGGTTGTTGCGGTAGGAATGCCAGGCGTGCCCTACGCCAACAATACCTTTGGCTGGGGCCACTGCTATGAGCCTGTCATCAAGCTCATCATGACCCATCGGCATGGATTTACCATTTGCGAGTTGGGCCGCATTCGACATGCCGACCCAACCATCAAGGTGGGCGCGTCCGTGGACGGCATTGTCGACCCCCACCACCCAGCCGCCAAAGACCTTGCCGGCAGCATTACCGAAATCAAGTGTGTCGTCAGCCGCGAGATTATTGACAATGATATCGACGACGACTATTATCACCAAGTGCAGACCCAATTGGAGGTCTGCGACCTCGTCTTTACCAATTTCATCGAAGCGAAAATTGTTGAATTTGCGACGCTGGCTGCAGCAAGTGCGACCGATGAAGGGTTCGAGCCCGAGTGCGGACTCACCCTCTTTATCTCGCCCGCGCCCAACATTGGACCTGTGCACACGGTCAGCTCACCCGTCTTTGTCCGTCTCGATGATGCTGTCGCATGGTACAAAAAGGTCAACCTCTCTGACCTATATGGCCGACCCATCCACGTGAGCGAGGTGCGGTACTGGCGGCTCAAAAAGTGGCACCACTTGATCCAGTTGCGCAATGAACAGTGGTGGCGCGACACACGCGCCTATGTGGACCAGTTCTGGCATGAGTTTGAGACATCGACAGATGCCATGGTGGCCTCGGCCCGTGCCGGCCAACGCAAGCCTGCCGAACAAAAATGCCTCCTGCTCCTCTAATCCGTGTCAGATGGCTCATCGTCTGAATTGTCAATGCTGCGGTCGAGGATACCGCTGTCGTACCGCCCCACGTAGGACCAGTTCAAGTCTTTTTGCAACTCCCACACCTTGCCCGATTGCGCATGTTTGCGGTATGGCTTGCTGTTATGTTCCCATACCTGACCATATGTTTCTTGCAAATACCGCTCCTCTTGTTCTTCGCGGGACAAGTTACTGTTGCTCTTGTCCTTGCTTTGGACCTTTGCCTTTGTTTTTTTGGCAGTTGCAGTTGCAGGTGTGGGCGCAGGTGCAGGTGCAGGAGGCCATGCTTCTTGCATGGGGCCGGCTGCATCCTGCAGCACCTGCTTTTTCATCAATGCCTCAATCGCCGTATTGACCGCTGTCAACAAGTTGCTTGAGCCGTTCTTGCGGGGCGGAATCCGTGTTGCAGTGTCGGGCGCATCCTCAAGCACCTCGACAATCTGGGACAAGCGGACCGCCCTATTTGGCGTTTGTGTTGCGAGTCGGTGGATAGCCTTGAGCACATGGGCAACTTTTGGGTTGAGCCCACTCAGCTGTTCGTCTGCGGGCGCAGCCGTCAAGACATAGTAAAGCTCCTCCTTGACCTTGTGCCGCTTTTGCTCCTTGGTCGGAGCAACAGAAGGAGGCTCGTGCACCATTTCTCGTTCGCCACCGAGCACAGCTTCCAATTCGGCAACCGTCTTGCCAAGCCCTGCCGCAATCCGTTCCAATGTTTCCCTTTGCGCTTGTTCATAAATCAGACGGCACTTTTCACGTACCGTCTGAAGGATGATGTCCACATTTGCACTTGCGCCCTGTTGCATCCAATGTGTAATCGGAAATGAGCTTGGTTCGTCCAGCCTCTCAAAATTTTAGCGCGCCCGCCTGCCCTTTTTGCCCTTGTTTCCCTTCGGGCCCCTTTTGCCTTGAACGATGGACGGGAACGCGTCATCCTTGTTTTCCTCAATCTGCAGTTCGGCTGCTTGCTCAATCTCGGGTTGGATGGCCGGTTCAAGTGTCTGCTCAATCTCAGGTCGGACTGCAACCTCAATCTCGGGTTGAATGGCTGGCTCGACTGTCTGCTCAATCTCGGGTTGGACGGCCGGCTCAACTGTCTGCTCAATCTTGGGTTGGATGGCCGGCTCAACTGTCTGCTCAATCTTGGGTTGGACGGCCGGCTCAACTGCAACCTCAATCTTGGGTTGGACAGCGGTCGAGCATTCGGTAATCGTGAGGCAGACACTGGACGTTTCCGCTAAACATTCTGTGATGTCCACAGGCGGTGCGTCACTGGACAGGGTTGACACAATGTAGCTTGCGGGCGCACTCACGCCACCGTCTTTGCCCGAGTCGGAAGCAAAGGCCGCCTCGATTTCAGCCTTTGAGTACACGGCCCCCGTCTGCACATCTGTATCATATTTGGCCGTCCCAAGCGCGTCAAAGTCGGCACTGTTGTAACGTGGGTCCGCCTCTTGTTTGCATCCGGCAAGGAACGGACGGGTATAATACACGCGGAAATCCTCCACGTCAGGTGGATTGCAAAGCTCGTGGTCGTATGGTCGGCGGATGCCAATGTGTTCAAAGCGGGCATGAAGCTTGTCTGCGCCGGCCTGCGTGAGAATGTACGCATAGGCGCAGAAATGAAAGGTGCGCCTGGGTTTGGCAGATGCAAACGTGTTGGGAGCAATGCGGCCAAATAGGGGATTGTCAGGTACCGGTTCGTCGACCGTCTCCCACGCAGGCCGATTGGGAGGCAGAATACCACCAAGGAACACCAGGTCCGCGTCTGTCGGCATCTGGTCTGCCATCTCAGCGTTCCATTTCTGGATGGCGGCCTCTGACATACGAGCATCGTCCTCCATGATCAAATAGTGTGCTGCTGGGTTGGGATCACAGCGCAAGCGCTGCAAGACGGCATAGTGTGAGGCCGCACACCCAACCACACCCTTTTGCCACCCAAAGACATTGTCACGGAACAAGTGCGCCATCTCCTTGAACAATGGTGCATGCATGGCATCAAATCCATCCTGCCATGTCATATGGAGATCGGGGTGTGCGTCGGCAAACTCGGTTGCGCGGTCCTTGCGCCGCAGCAAGTTGATGACAACGACCGCGTCAATGCCCTTCATCCCCGTTTCAACACGTTGGCGCGGCGTGCCGCCGTGGAGATACACAAGATTGCCACTGAGCAATGTGTCGTTCAAGCTTGCGTCATTCGCCCACTGGTCATACTCCAAGCAGGCAACGCGTGTCTTGATGCCATCTGCCTTTGTTGTTGCTTCTGCAGCAGTCGCAAGAACCCGATGCTGCCGACTTCCGCTCACCGCGCCCATGAGTGAATCGTCAATCTGGCCACCCTTGCGCGCACGCTCAAGCACAAAGCACCCCGTCGCAGCAATCTGGTCAAAGATGGTATCCAGTGGGCCGATGGCATATGCCAGGCCGTCCAAGAACAGAACGGCGGTCCCCTTGTCCGCATGGTCAAGCGCATGCAACAGCACATTCTTTCGCGATGAAACGGATGGCTCCTGCACGACGTGTACACCAAACGCCGATAGCTGTTCCAGTTGACCGGTGGTGACGGCCCCGAGCGCATACGCCAACACACTATATGGCAGCATGGTGGCATCATCAGCATTGTGCGCGCAACACACCGTGTCCAACGTCTTGAGGCACGCATCCACCCCCTCTTGCCCGCCAGCAAACGCCGTGACCAATTGCCGCTGTCCCGTCGCCTCTGCGTCTGGTTCGATTTCCACCTTGGTCTCGGGCCCTGATGGGAGCAGTGGCACAACAGCCGCGGAAGACACCGAAGCGGGTCTGGTGATGTCGCCGGAAGGAGGGAGGACTTGGGGGAGGTTGATGATGCGGCTGGCCGTATCGTCCAGTTGCTGGCGCAGTGCCACCAGTCGCTCGGGACCAAATAGGGGGGTGGCGGCGTACTGCAGCCAGAGCTGGTCATCTTCATCCACCTTGGCCACGTGTGCCACTAGATCCTCAACGGTTGCAAAATCGCGGGCATGGATAAAGGCGGCGGGGTTGAACTCGCGGGCGACCAGCGGGTCGCCCCAGTAAATGGGCACGGCCCCGGCCGCCTTGGCGTGCAACATCTTTTCCGTCACGTATCCGGGATGTTCAGCATTCTCATAGGCAATGACAAACTTGAACTGTTCGTAAAACTCGACCTTGACACGTTCGCCGCCGCCACCGCCAAGGCCCCCATCCAACTTTTTGCCGACATTGTTCATGTAGCCGCCTGCGCTCACCACGGGCTTGTACTTGGACAGCGCTGCAAACGCCTCATTGCGCACCGGGTTGCAAGGATTGCTGACGACAAAGGCACAGAATTGCGTCTTTTTGCGCACCAACTTGAGGTGAACGCGCGACACGAGGGAAGGCGCAATGGGAACGGGATTGCGAATCTGTTCCGCATTGGCATTGTACCAGTCGAGCATGAGTACCCACAGTGGCAGTCGAATGTACGCAGGGTCATCTGGCCGATAGTCAAATCCAATGTTCAAGTTGGCTTCGGGTCGCGGCCGGGTGTTTTCACCCGTGAAAAACACCTTGTGACACTTGTACTTTTGGTGGTCGGTACCAAATGGGCCATATAGGAGAATGTGAGGCGTGGTATTGTCGAGGAGGATGCGGGGCGGTGTCTGCCCGCTCATGCCACCCGCAAAGCGGCCCAGCCAGTCCCCAATCATCAGGGTAAAGAAATTGTACATGGGGTTAAAATCGGCCCAGAAATCCGTGAACCAAATGCGAATGACGGGCTGGTCATTGACAAGGCTTGGTGCAAGCGCCAACTTGCTCGTCTTGTTGAGCTGTGCCAAGGCGCTTGCTGCCAGTGCATCATCCATGGCCATGCCGTACATGGACACGACACCGGTAGCGGTGCGCCAATTGTAGTTGGCATCCAGCCACTGGTTGCGCTTTTCAATGGCGGGCACGGTAAAGTACGCGGCCTGCTTTTCAAAGTCTGCATTCATGTTGGCAAAGGCTTTGAGAGATTGCGTAATGCTGTTTTCGTGGTAATAGTAGCCGCCAATTGCCGTATCCTTGGGCAGCAGAGGGCTGTTGTGAATGAGCGGGATGCCCAGCCACATTGCGTCCAAATAGGCGGTGCGCATGGGCCGCAGGCGTTGGTGAAAGAAAATGGCAATCTTGTCTGCCGTCAGATCGGGCAACCTCACACGTTGTGCAAAGACGCTTTCATCATCAAGCGACGGCTGCATGTGTAGCTGTTGGTAGATATTGTTCTTGAAAAAGGTCGAATTGGCCATTTCGTGCGCATTGAACAACCAACAGCGAAGGTCTTTGGGGGCCAATGTGCGGTTGATTTCATTCATGGCGACCCACGGAAAGACGGAGGAGCCGGTAATGGACGTATTGGATTCGACTGCCGTCAACATCCAGCCGCTGCCCTTGTTGTGTGCGTTGAGCGCACGAATGGGCCACAGGAGCTGCTTGCTCACGCCTGCTGGTGCTTCCAAATAGGTGTCCAGAATGTTGTTGGACCATGGCAGTCGGAGGCGGCGGACAGATGTGCCCGGGTCGGCCAACAGTTTGACGTATTGGACATCGTTTTCGGAACAGTGGTCCCACAGCCACACGGCATGCAGACCGCTAAACTCGCGCACCTGGTTTGCGTCAAGGTAGGCGCATGATTCAATGCCGTCCACGAGCGGACTGTCGTGACACACAAAGATGCATGTCTTGGCCCACTGTGGGCGCTGCGTCAGCGAAAAGCTCCATGCCGACTCAATAACCACGTCGAATGGCTGCTTGGGCGGCTGATCGGGGACCACATGTTCAATCTTGTAGTTTGGCTGCAGTGATTGAATGTCAGTGAACCAGGGCGTATTGCCGAGCGCGAGCAAGGTGACATGGTAACCCAAGTGTGCGAAAATGTCGGCAAGGTAAAACGTTGTACACGCCGTACCATCGGCAAACACACTCGAGTCAACAATGTTGGTGGTGATGGCGACACGGGTCTGCATCCTACAGTTATCAAGGAGCGGCCTTTAAAATGGGCAAAGGTGCACGCGTCCGGTCAATCGGTTAACAACAAAACTCGAGCGCTTCTTTGAGCTTGCACCACCATTTCCGTCGTTTGGCCTGCCCCTGTTCCTGTTCTACTGGCACGGTCGGCACGGTCGGTGCCGTCTGTGTTGGGCCTTCATCCTCTCCGTCCCCTTCGCCCCCTTCGGGGGCCGTCTCTTGGGTGACGAGTGGTACAGCAGGTGCTGCGGGCAAAGGCTCATCAACCGGCGCAATGGGTTCTACAGGTTCTGCAGGTGCTGCAGGCTCTCCAATTGGCGCAAGTGGTTCGACAGGTGCGGGGGCGAGTGGAGGGTCTGCTTCTGTAGGTGCAACAGGTTCAGGTGCAGCTGATTCGGCAGGTTCGTCGGCCGCGTCAAAAACAATGGGCGTATTGGGAATGTCGACGGTCAATGAAGGGCAAGGCGGACAGGGTGGACAGGGTTCGGTGGAGGTGGCGACTGTCATGGTGGTGATGACGGGAACAATGGGTTCAGCAAACAATCCGGTTGTGGCAATGCGTTGGACAAGGTGGAAGAGGGCGAGGGTGAAGGTACTGACCACAACAAAAACGTCCATAGAGTGGTCCTTGGAAAGGCGGCGATTTAATTGTGTGGGCCTTTTGGTCTGTTTGGACCATTGACCCAGGGGGTGCCAAATAAAAGCACCTAAACAAATCGACTGCCTCGCTGCCACAAGGCAAGGGCCATATAGTCTGTGACCGTGTGTATGTGTGTGGCCGCTACCAGAAAAGCCTGGCAAAGCCGGGCTTGTATGTCGTACAATCGTGTCCACAGGACACGAATATTCGCCAGAAACGACCAGCAACGCTGGTCTGATTATGTTGTACAATCGTGTCCTGTGGACACGATTGTTCGCCAACATTTTCTGGCTGAAGAGCAAGCCGCCATGAAGTTTGACTACAATTATCCCGATGCAAACCTGGTCGTCCCCGCCCTCTTGTTCCTCCTGCTGCTCCCAGGCCTCTTTTTCGTGCTGCCACTGGGTGCTGCGCCGTTGAGCACGGCCGCAGTGACGACCCACACGTTGCTCTTTTCGGTGGCCCTCTTGGTCATCCGTCGCACCTTCCCCCTCATCTTCTAATGCCCGCCGCCAAGGAAAAAGCACATAAAGCCTTGGACAGGTAACGGCAACAACCTATATGGCCGAACACGCATCCATCACGCTGCGGGTGCCCGTCCACTGGCAATTGCCCGCCTTTTACGACACGGCTGAACCGGCTGATGTTGGCATGGCGCTCACACTTGGTGCCAGCAATTTCGGGGTCACGGCAACCACCTTTGCAGAAGGCCGTGCTGCATCCCTCTTGGCCAAGCACATTCAGGACAAGGAATCAGGGTGGGCGCGGCAACAGCAGGCGCTGCAGGCAGCGCTCGACGACGCAAGCGCCTCGCTAGCTGCCCACCAAGATCGCATGGCTGCAGTGGCCGACAAGACGCGCCGCGAAGTGGATGCCATGTGGGAAACACGGCACAAGGCATTGCTCGAACGCGCCGCCGCACTACAACAAGAAATGGATGCCGCCGTCGACAAGGAGACGGACCGCATCCGCCGACAAAAGGACGAGGAAATTCAGATGCTCAAGGAATTGAACGGCTCGCTGATGCGGCAGTATAAGAATGCACAAGGCCAGGCACAAACGCAGGTCGATGATGCCGTCCGCGGCATCCGCGAAACGCTTGAACAGCGGGCCAAGGCGGCCGAGGACCGGTGTGACAAGCTTGAAAAGGAAATCATTTCGCAGTTGCAGTCGATGAATGCGCAGCGCAACACGGTCCGCAACAATTCCAGCCTGCTCGGCAGTGAAGGCGAACGCCTGGTGGAAGCCATGCTCCACAATGCGTACCGCATGATGGCCGGCTTCCGCATGGAAACCACCGGCAAGACCAAACACAGTGGCGATTTTCATCTCCACTTTGCGCCCGACGACTTGCATGTGCTCGTGGATGCCAAAAACTATCAAGACCGCGCGGCCTCGCGCAACAGCGTCGGACGTGCCGAGGTTGACAAGATTATCCGCGACGTGGATGCTGACCCCGGCATGAATGCCGCGCTGCTCATTTCCATGTTTACGCGCGTCGATGGCTTTGGGCAGTGCGACTTGACCTACACGTTTACACCCAGCGACAAGCCGGTGATTATCATGAACCGCGTCGACCCGGCCGACACGGAAAAGGTGCGCGACGACTTGTACAAGGCATACATGATGATTCGGCTGGTGCAAGAGCGCGGCAAAAAGAGTGCTGAACAAGTGCTCGAGGAGGCACGGCGCAAGGGTGTCCTAGACATTGCCCAAAAAGAGCAACGGTTGGCCCGCGAAATGCGCACGGCCCTTGAAAAGGTGCGCGACTTGAACCAGCAACAATTGGACCAGATTGACAAGCAGATTGCGGTCCTATTGGGCCAGGCGGTGGATGCCGTCAGCGCGGCACGTCGGTTTAGCGAGTGGTTCGGCGACAATTACCAGCGTGTCAGCGGCGGCGGCGGCAGCAGCGGCAGTACAAATGGTGCGTCCATGACATTCAAGAGCGTATTGGACGCATATCATGCGGCAACTGGTCGCAACATTCCGCAAAAGGAGGCGATTGAATACCTTGCAAATGTCATTGCCGAGGCGGACGTGACCGCCAAGCCCTACTACCGAATCCACAATTGGCAGCCGAAAAATTTGAGTCCCAGCCCCACAGATGCAAAACCAATTGCCGCCGCCGAATAACCGATTTGTCCCAAACGTAATGGTTGCACCCATTAGCCGCATTCCCGACGAAAACTTTCTCGTCTATTGCCCATTGTCGAACCGATATGCGCAGTATGCGATCCGTGCGACCGTGCCACCTGGCCGGTCCATTCTCGCCGTCAAGGCACACTTGATCCCGTTCTTTCGTGTGGGCGAGCTGATGTTTGACAGCTCGGGCATCAATGGACCGGCACTGTACACATGTCGCGTGCAAATCCACGGCACCCGCGAAACCACGCTGTACTGGTGGGAGACATTGGCCCGTGTCCAAGTTTATTTTGGCAGTGACACGCAATTCTGCTGGTGCCGCGTCCTCGGCTTGAAGAACAATCGTGCTGGCAAATGCCCCTTGCCCATACCGCAAACCGGCACTGCGCCACTGGTTCCGCCGCTCCATGCAAATGTCCAGACGCACTATGCGCAACTGTACGAGCACTATGTGGCCTTCTTGAACCCGGCCAAGGTGCGGCTTGTGCCCGTCATCCCACAACATGTCATTTCGGAAATGGTTGCGCATGCTGTTGGACATGCGGAAACATGCCCCATTTCGTACGAGGTGTTAACCAAGGACACGATTGCCGTGACGGCGTGCGGGCACCGGTTTTCGGGCACGGCGCTTGCCACATCCTTGGCCGCGCACGATCGGTGCCCCGTGTGCCGCCACTCGCCGTGTGTCTTGGCACATGCTGCAACTTCTTCGGCTATTACATAGACCGGCCATATAGGTTCTAAGGTTTTTTGCACCTATTGAAACTGCTGCCAATGCAGACGACCCATGAACCACAAGGCCGTCACGTACTCTTGGATGCCCGTGGCATACAAGCGCATGTGCTGAATGATGCAGTGGCGCTTGAAAAAATGTTGGTTGAGGCTGCGACTGCTGCGGGTGCAACCATTCTTCGCCGCGTCATGGTGCAGTTTGAGCCACAAGGTGTCACGGGATGTTTGGTGCTCGCCGAATCGCATGTCACGATTCACACATATCCTGAGCATGGAGTGGCCATGGCCGACTGCTTTACATGTGGCACAGTCGCTGACCCAGGCCAGGCCATCCGATGCCTCGTCGACGCATTGCGGCCGGCCTCTTACCGGGTCCAAGAAATGGCTAGGGGCCAAGCGCCCACATCTGCGGATGCCGCACATTGCACTGCGGGTGCACACCTTCTTCACCAAATATCTCTTCCTTGCTCTTGTCATTCCAAGTCACAGATTGACGATGGTACATGTTTTCAATGTGGTAGTGGCCACGGTACTTGTGCACAAACACATAGTGCCACCTGTTTTCACCCGTCCATTTGTGATAAATGATGAAGCGGCTTTTCCCTTCGGGCCCCTCTGGGGCCCCAGGGCCACCTTCTTGCAGCAGCCGCAAACACTCTCGCTTGCCGGTCACTCGTTGCACGGACGGCCAGAAGCGGTGGATGGTACGGTGCAGGCACTCGGGCTTGGTGCCGCGGAAGCCATCAGGGTGCCGACGGCGTGTCTTGCACAGTTCGCTAATGAGCTCAGCTTGCGTCGTTTCGTCGAACCGTCCTGCGCGTCGAAGGCCGTTGCGAATGGCAATCTGGCCACATGACGAATCGTCCTCTTGCGTTTCAAACAGCAAGTCCTTGCACCGATATGTCCGTACCTGTGCAACGACAATGTTCCGATCATTCCCGACGACAAGTGCCATTTGCTTCTTGACAAATAGGTTGAAACCCTTGTGTGTCTTGTTTTCAATTTTTCCCCTGGTGCCCTGAAACACGTTGGGCCCGTCTGACCAGGACTTGCAATAATCGGAACCAACACTAGAGAACCAATCGCAAATGGAGACACTTGACATGCTCGAACAATGTGCTGCAACGCGGGGGAACAACACCAGCGTCGTGTCCTATATTCTGTCGCCGAGCACCAAGATGGAGGCGGCACGCGCCTTTATCCAAAAGGAACTGGCCACTGCCGCCAACATCAAGGACAAGCGCAACCGCCTGAGTGTCCAGGACTCGCTCAAGGCGGTACTGGATGTACTGAACGGTTACCGCGCAACACCGGGCGCGGGGGTGGCCATCTTTGCGGGACCGTGCATTTAGCAGTGAGCGCGGCGAGCACTTTGTCAAGGCCGCCATTGTCCCCAAGTTGCCCATCGCCCAGACCCGTTACCGGTGCGGCCGCGAATTTCTCCTCGACGGCTTGCACAAGCTCTTTCAAGAGCACACGCCCATTGGCATCTTGATTGTCACGGGCGAAGACACGGCGCTCTACACAAAGCAGCACACGCTGGTCAGTCGCGTGTGCAAGTTGCACATTGACCGCCAAAAACATCATGGTCGAGGCGGTCAGTCCGCACCACGTTTCCAACGTATCCGTCTCAACCAAATCGATGCCTATGTGGCCTTGATTGCCGAGACGGTGGTCGCCCGCTTCCCCCACGTTCAAGACATTGTCATGGCGGGGACAGGAGAGGTGCTGGATCAAGTGAGCCGGCACCCTGATATCGTGTTGCGAGTTCGGCAGGTGATTCGGACCGATGTGCTTGATGTTGCAAGTATTGTGGCCAAGATGGACTATCGGTGGGAGGACAAGGAGCCCCGATCAGCTGTTGACGCAGCATTTGAACGGCTCGACTGCATGGACCCTTGCATTGTCTATGGTCGAACGCTATTGGCCACATGCGCCCGCGAAGGTTGGCTGAGCCACCTGTGGGCAATGGCAGATCAACGGGAAGATGTGTTGAGCCTTGGACTCCCCGACCATGTTCAAGTGGTGTATGCAAAAAATCATGCGCGCCTGCAGGCCATGGGCGGGATGCTCGGGTGCACCTATTATCCGATGACCGAATTGGCAGAGTAAACATCTTGCCCCTGTCCCTGCTCCTGTCCTTGCTCCTGCCCCAGAGCCTTGACAGATGGACCGGGGCCGGGACCAAGTGCCACATTCATGCGCTCCCTATATAGCTCCACGAGGACGGCCATATAGGCCATGTCGTCGTCGTTGATTCCGCGCCGATTCCGACTGTCAGGCCGCTCTTCAAAATGGTGGAACCAAAAGGAAATCATGCGACCCAGTGTCGAATGGACAGCCGACAGTTGAATCTCGCGGTCCTTGATCAACTGCAACACGTTGAATGTGTACTGCACATAATTGTCGGGGACATTGTCCGTGTCTGCAAATGAAACATCCATATCAAGGTGGTCGGTCAGTGCAATCAGACGCTGCAACTGTTCAGGGGTGTCGACAGTGACACGGCACTCGATGGGAACAAAGACACTCATGGAACACAAGGGAACAAGCAAAAGGCCAATCGGAGACCAAGTTTCCCCGAGGCGTGTTCAATTTTTTGTTCGGCTTCGGTTCGCAAGACTGCCAAATAGGTTGTTGCAATGCTGTTTCCGACAACATATACAGGATGACTCCACATTGGCAAAAAGCATCTCTGGTACCTGTAGATGGCAACTGTTCAGGCATTGCCGTTTTACAAGCCCGTCCGAACCGTGCATGCGGGCTGGCCGGCGGTGGTTCTGCAACCGGCAGATGCACTGTATCGTGGCATGCAACCGGCCGATGTTGCCGGTGTGGCGGCGCGCACGAGCCCCACCTTTTTCACCGACCCTGCAGGTACGGTACCCTATTTGTCCAGCAAGGGAGCCAAGCCGGCGTTGTGCGAGTTCCGTCCGGCGCGGCCGCTCGTCCTCTTGGACATGGGCGCGACCGAAACCTTTGCCGCCCTCTTTGCCTCCTTGCAAAGGTTGAACAGTGAGACATCCATCGCTATTCCTTATATTCATTCAGCCGAAACGGCGGACGCGTACATTCGCGGCAACCGCCGCGGGTTTGCCGAGCTGTCCATTCAGCCCTCCGACATGATCCTGCTCATTTCCCTCATGTTTGGTGTCCTGCCGCAAGGCGCACACGACACGGGAAACCACGCGCAAGCCTTTTATGACATGGTGCACGTGTTTGACCAACACTTGGAAACATTGCGCGGCGAAGGCCGGTGGGGCAAGAAGCTGTTGCCCGCCATTGGCGGGGATGCGCTCTATCTGAACCCCATTCTCGCCCAGTATTGGACGGCGGAGCGTATGGCGGAATACACGGCACATATGACTGCCACTGCTGCTGCGGCTACAGCAGTCGCAACAAGAACAGCCGCGCCCCTCTTCCGCTGTTCCCTTTATGAGTTTGACATGTTTGTTGCGTATTGGCTGGCAGCCGCCTTGCGAGGGACCGGCATTGACGGCTTCTATGTCCCACCCGCGCCCACCGCCTTTATTAGCCCGACGTATCCCGCATACAGTGTGTATTTCCACGAAGAGGTATGCTTGTTCCAAACCCAGGGCCATATAGTGCCGGGACCGGTAAGGGCGATTGCTGCATTGCGATTTTCGCCAGCCGATGCGCCGCCCGCAACTGCCCCAGCAGGTGCCGACGTGGAAGCCATGTTGGCCAATATAGGGCTGGTCCAAACCCAGGGCCAGGACGCGGCCATCCAGCGGCTGATGGAGTTGCTCTCGCGGCCCACTTCTTCCTTTCCTCGCAACGTCTTGAGCGTGGCCGAGGAGGTGTACCAGCGGTCCAAGGATGTGCGACTGCTGGCCCTGGTGCAATTGCAGCAGACGGACATGTACCACACCTTGTTGGAGGGCGTGACTGACACGCTCGACACATATAGTGCATTGAATGGTTGGTCTGACAAGGTGCGCACGGCCATTTACGCCGAAGTATATGCCATGGCCTCGGCCATGGCCACCGCCTACCGGGTCGACCTGGCCGCGTCCCTGTCGGCTTCTGCGCTCATGCTGAGCAATGCGGCCCGCCAGGTACGGCAGACCACCATCCACCAAGCCCTCTCGGGCCTGGGCAATGGGCAACGGCTGGTGCAGTATTTCTTGCATGTGGCATTGCAGCCGCGCATTTCCATGCACACGGCTCTTTTGGACCGGTGTTTGGTGAGCACGGGGTACGGCATGCGGGCCATGATTGCGGGCGGCAGTGCGTTCCAGCTGTATACGGGCGGTCCGGCCATCCTATCGGCCTTTCACCATTCGGCCATTCGGGAGCGGTACGAGGCAGCCGTGCCCACCTTGTGCGCACAGTTGGGAACAGCTTGTCCCGACATGCCGCGGCAGCCGCGCGATTTCCTGACATTGGACACGGATATCAAGATTATTGGCTCCGCGGGAGCAGTGGGAGCAGTCGAACGGGACGCATTGCACCGGCAACATATGGTGACGGCCGCCCTCGTGTACTGTGCAACGGACATGTTGGCCAAGGACCTACAGGCAAACTATGCATTTGACGTGGGTGCCATGTGCCACATGCTGGCGCGCACCGGCGTGGAGACGCGGTACAGCGCCTACATTGCCAGCCATTTGCCGGCCATTGACTTTTCGGTGGGTGTCAATCCTGGGCTGCAGCAGTACTTTGGGTTGGTGGTGGAGCAACATGGGCTCGCGCCCGTGACACCTGCTGCAAGGCCTTCAGGCCCTGCGGGCCCTACGGGCCCTGCTGAAACAAATGCGCGTGCCATTGAAGAGTGGGAAAAGGCAATGCGACGGTCAATTGCACAGGCGTTGGGCGCGCCATTCGACGAGCCGGCGTGGTGGCGCACGGGCTACCCTCGCATTCTGGCACACCAGCGCGCGACTATTGCGGCGCAAGGGCGCACGGCCGAGTGGAAGCTCTTGTGGGACACGTACCAGACCTTTGCCGCAGCCTATATGGCCCAGCGCTTGCCAGGCAAGCGCACCGCTTCCATCCCCTTTCATTACAGCGACATGATGTCGGTGCTGATTACCAACAAGCCACGTGCAGCGGCTGCAAAGGGGGCGAGGAAGGGGACGCGTTCTGCCGCGGTAGCGGCTGCTGCAGCAGCGGCAACCAACAATGCAGCAGCAGATCCATACGGGTCCGCCTGGACCGAAGGTCTTGTGGACGTGGTCGTGCACACGGAATTTGCGCGTCAGTTTGCGGTGCAGCCGTGGGAGCCGGTGGGGGCGGTGTTGCAGCCCGTGTATTTTCCAAACGCGGACCGTTTGCCGGTGCCAGTGGCGGCCGTCCCAGTTTCCTCCTTTCAATCTCTGGAGCAGAGCATGCGGTCCATGGTACACAGATGTGGCACGCCAGCGGTGGACGACGACCGCGCGGCCGCCGACACGGGCATCAACCCGCGCAACATGTGCAGTGCAAGTGTTGGCAAGTTGGGGGTCAAGTGGACCAAATATGTGCACCGGTGTGCAATGCTCGATTTGGTGGCGGCCATGTGCAGTGCGGGCGGCCAGCCGTTTGACCGCGCGGGCGGGTCACGCCGCTTAGTCGCAATCATGACGTGTATCCGGCACGGCTATTTGCCGTATTCGACCGAGGCGTTTGCGGCGGCGTGGGCGCGTTTGGCTGGCGAATCGGACGACCAGCCGATGGAGGAATTGGTACACCGAGTGGTGGGAACAGCGCCGCCCGTGTTTTCGGCCATGGTTGGATAGCCGGCCGACCCATTGCAGTGGAGGCCTCGATTTTTCCCTTTGTCTATATCAAGTGACTGCAGAATGCCACGCTCCCGCCGCGGTTCTTCCTCCTCCTTGTCTTCGTATGCATCCGCCGACTTTTTGCAGAATGCAGTGGGCAGTTTGTCCTCGCTGCTGCCGTCGCCGTCGCCGCGTTCACGGCCGGTGATGGACAATGGTTCACTGCTCATGAACAAGGGTTGGGACATGTACGACCCGCTAATGGCGCGCAATCGAGTGTGGACGGCACCAGGACATGCCAAGGCCAAGCGACGGACCATTCGGCAGCGGCAGTTTCTGGCGGCATTGGCCGGGCCGGCGGGGCCTCGCTACAAGCCGTTTCGCTCGGTACAGTTGACACGGAAATCGCCTGCGAAAAAGCGTCGGGCGCAAAGCCACAAGCTGCGCTCACGGCGGCGTTAACGCAAAGCAGGCAGCACTATATGGCAAAGGATGAAACATCTATTTGATGGTTGGTGCATCAAATACATGTTTTCGTGGCCACTGTGGGGGCCTGGCCAAAAAAGCAGCATACGTTGAATGTATGCAGGCTTGCCTTAGGTGTGATTTAGCCGGCAAAGCCGGCAGGCAGGCAGGGCCATATAGTCTGTTACTGTAGGTGTGTGCTTGATAGCTCATTCGTCGGAAAAATTTGAACAGACCCGTTGGTTCCGTGTGAGACGGACGCGCCTTGTCGAAATGCGGCTCATTGATCTTGTGCATGCCTTGCCTGATGCGGGTTGGTGGTACAATTATTTGAGCCAAAATCCAAACATTACCCTTGAGGACATTCTTGCGCATCCCGGGATACCATGGCAGTGGTCAGCAGTCGGCGCAAACCCAAATATCACGATCGCAGTGCTCGAAGCGTGGTGGAACCCTGGGTCTGCGAAACTGGCATCTATGTGGGAGGGCTTCAGTCAGAATCCAAATGTCACAATGGAAATTGTTCTCAAGTATCCGAACAAGCCATGGGAGTGGCAAGGATTAAGCATGAATCCTGGCATTACCATGGATGACATTGCCGGCCATCTTGACAAGCCGTGGAATTGGAAGACTATGAGCCGGAACCCGAATCTGACAATTGGCTTTCTCGAACAGCATCGTGACCTGTTCAACTGCTGGAACTGGCAAGCTCTCAGCGAACATCCCAATATTACCGGAGCACATGTCGCCCGTCACTTCGACTGGCCATGGAACTGGCTCACTGTATCGTTGCTCAAGCCCTTTACCATGCGTGACATTCTCTCAATCCACAAGCTGACCGTGAAAAATGTCATTCGCGGTCCAAATAAGGGCCTCTATTGGTCAGCGGTTAGCGCGGATGCCCAAGTGACCATCAAGGATGTCTTGGCGCATCGCAAGCTGCCATGGTGCTGGGCAAACCTCACAACCAATCCAAATATTTCCATGAAGGATGTGTTTGAAAATCTGCATTTGCCGTGGCGACTCGACTGTTTGGCGAGAAATCCAAACATCACGTTTGACATTCTTCGCACATGGCCACACAAGACACGCAGTCGCCCCTTTGTGAGGCATGTTTTCAAGAACTACCGACACGCTTGCATTTCACGGCGCTTTTGGAAAAATATGCGCCAGCCCCTTGGTGAATGGGCATGGAGCCAGTACAGCAGCCATTCACATGTGACAATGGAACATGTTCGCGCACACCCTGACGAACCGTGGAATTGGTCCAGTCTGAGCTCGAACCCTAATGTCCGAATGAAGCATGTGCGCGAATTTGCAGACAAACCATGGTATTGGTTGACACTGAGCTGGAATGACCACATGACAATGCAGGACATTTTGGAGAGTTCGCATGAGGAATGGAGTTGGCCAGGGCTGAGCAACAATCCGAACCTCACATTTGAGGGCATTCTCGCGCTCGCAGATAAACCATGGAACTGGCAATCGCTCAGCCAGCACACATTTGGGTGGTGTGATGCTGCACCCATGCAACGCCAACAGCGTCGAACGCAGCTGTTCAAGGAAGAACTCGTCCAACGGGCATGGCATCCCGACCGCTTCATGCAATGGTGCTTGGGACCAAGTACTGAATAATTTTGAATGTCGGCCGCACGTTTTTTGTTGCCGCTTGCAGTTGCATCTTGGCAAGGCAAAGGCAAAACATGCGGCTTATTGAGCTTGTTCGCGCGCTTCCTGACAAGCCATGGGATGAACGAGGTTTGGGTTGCAATCCGAATGTGACGATGGAGGACATTATCAGTTGTCCGGAACGCGGGTGGAATTGGTACTGTGTTGGCTCGAATCCAAACTTGACAGCATCGATGATGGAGGCATGGCAATTTAAACCAGGTGGGGGGCCGCCGTTGGACCATGACTTGTGGGATGGTTTCAGCCGTAATCCAAATGTCACAATGGATATGGTTCTGCGGAACCGCGACAAATATTGGGACTGGGTACACTTCAGCCGCAACCCAAATGTCACGATGCACGACATTTCCTCCCATCCACACGAGCGATGGGATTGGAGGAGCATCTGCGACAATCCCAATCTGACAATTGATATTGTCGAGCAGCATTATCACGCCCAACAATACATTTGGGACTGGAACGCGATTAGTCGACATGCCAACATTTCGCCCGCAGATGTTGCACGCCACCCTGATTGGCCGTGGAGCTGGACACTCGTGTCGTGCAAACCGACCATGACCATGCAGAACATTCTCGACTGCCCAGAATCCAAGCTCGACTGGGCCTGGATCAGTCGGCATGCCAATATCACGATCAAAGATGTCTTGGCACACCGGAACCTGCCCTGGAATTGGTATAATCTCTCCATCAACCCACACATTACCATTGAAGACGTATTGGACAATCTTGACCTACCATGGCGAATGGATGTCTTGGCAAGCAACCCAAATTTCAGGCTTGAGCACGTGTTTGCGTGGCCGCCCAAGCGGCCACTCTTGGCATATGCCCTCAAGCATCCTTGGCAGGCTTGCACATCGCGAACCTTTTGGAAACATGTCGGGGCCTGTAGCCCCAGTATGACGTGTTGGGCAAACATGCACGACCTGATTGGCCCATGGCAGTGGTCTCAGTTGAGTCAGAATCCAGGAATCACCATGGACAATGTGCGAGCCCATCCCGACGAGCCGTGGAACTGGGCTGGCCTGAGCCGCAATCCCAATGTTCGAATGAAGGATGTATGCGAATTTACAGACAAGACGTGGGATTGGACATGGTTGAGCCAGAACAAACACATGACCATGGAGGATATTTTGGAACATGCCGACAAGCCATGGTGTTGGACCACATTGAGCGAGCACCCAAACCTCACGATTGACGGTGTGTTTGCGCTCGCCCACAAACCGTGGGACTGGTCAGCCCTCAGTCGAAACACGTTTGGGTACGATGCCGACGCAAAGCGCCGTCAAGTGCACCGGACCCGACAGTTCAAGGAGGAGCTGGTGGAGAGGGCGTGGCACCCTGATCGCTTTCTCGATTGGTGTGTTGAGTCGACGGCCGGTTCAATGTGCCCATGAACCTCGCAGCCAATGCTTAGGTGCTTTTTTGCGGCCCTTCGGGCCCAAGGGCCCGCAGGGCCAAGCCATATAGTCGTGGTCACTGGGAAAAGTGTGTATTTCGCAATTTTGAACTCGACATCCTATCGCTTGCCCGTCTGCCAGTCTACCGGATACCAATGAGACTCATTGACCTGGTCGTTGCATTTCCCGACAAGGCGTGGGATTGGAAACATCTGTCTGCAAACTGTAACATTGTCCTATATGACGTGTTGAGCAACCCTCAGCTGCCCTGGAACTGGCCAATGCTCAGCAGCAATCCAAACATGACCCTTGGCGACGTGCTGGCACATCCCGACAAGCCGTGGGATTGGTCAATGCTCAGCGCCAACCCGAGCATTTCCTTCAAAGAGGTGCTGGACCACCCCGAGCTGCCATGGGACTGGACAGAGCGAAGCGCCAATCCCAACACCACCATCAACGACATATTTGCATGCCCCGACAAGCCGTGGTGTTGGCGGACGCTCGGCAAGCACCCCAACATTACACCTGACGGTATACGCGCACTGCCTGACCGCCCATGGGATTGGAAGACACGCTGCCTCAACCCCAACAATACCATCAAGGACTTGGTATCAGCAGGCGTACCTGACGAGGACTGGGATTGGGAGCTCATTAGCTTTCTGCCAAATATCACCATGGACGACATTTGGGCGCATCTGGACATGCCTTGGCACTGGTTGGCCGTGTCCACGCATTCGGATCTGACCATGCGCGACATTCTCACCAAGCCATGGAGCCTGCGGTTCCTCAAGTCGCTGTGGGCACGCCCTTGGCAGATGTTCAGCCGGCACTTTTGGAGGAACATGCACAGTTCATGGGACTGGGCAACAGTCAGCAAGAATGCCAACATTCCCTTGCGCGACATTCTTGCACGCCCCGAAATACCCTGGGTGTGGCGTTACGTCAGCCTCAATCCAAATGTCACCCTGAAAGATGCCCAGTCACATCCCGAACTACCGTGGTATTGGGACTATCTGCACTTTAATGCCAGTGTGACCATGGCAGATATTGTGGGGAGCACACGCTCGTGGAATTGGGAACTTCTGAGTTTGAACCCCAATATCACAATGCGCGATGTGGAGGCGCATACCGACCGAGGGTGGAATTGGTCTTTTCTTTCATTGAACCCCAATGTGACAGTGGCAGACGTGCTTCGCCATGCCGATGAGGGATGGGCATGGTATGTCTTGAGCACTCACCCGTTTCAATACGATGCCGATGCCCGCCCACGCCAAGTGAAGCGCACCCGCCAGTTCAAGGGGGAGCTGGTCGAACGTGCCTGGCACCCCGACCGTTTTACCAAATGGTGTCTCGAGCATGGTTACAAGTTCTATGCTTGAGCCACGGTGGAATTTTGACAGGGGGACAAGAGAGACGCAAGGATTTTTCGATAGCCTTGACAATGCGACTGATTGAGCTGGTGAGCGCGCTACCCGAAAAGACGTGGTTTTGGGGTACACTCAGTTGCAATCCCAACATCACGCTTGACGATGTACTGGCCCACTCCGAGATACCATGGAATTGGGGATGTGTCAGCGACAATATCAACATTACGTGGGAACAGGTCCAATCGCATCCAGAGGTGCCATGGCACTGGTTGGCGCTCAGTGTGCATCCAAACATCACGCCTGACATTATGCTGGCGAACCCTGAGGCTCCGTGGGACCAAAAAGCAGTGTCCAGTAACCCTGGCATCACCATGGCCGCCTTGAAATCACTTGCACGCGCCAAGTCGTGGGACATGCGCGGCTACAATTGGGCCCGTGTGAGCTGCGCCCGTGGAATCACAATTGCAGACGTACAGGCCCATCGAGATCTTCCATGGAATTATGAAATGCTGTCTTACAATCCCAGTGTGGCGACAATACAAAATGTGCTTGCAAACCGCGACATGCCATGGTATTGGTCGTTTCTGACTCAAAATGAGAGCATTACTGCTGCAGATATATGGACGCACTTTGATTTACCATGGTGCATGCCGACCTTTAGCCATAACATCAATATCAGTGCCCAAGACATGAAATCCAACGTGTGGGATTGGCATTTTCTCAAACATGTGCTGGAGCGTCCATGGCAGATATTCAGTCGGACCTTTCTTGCCAATCTCTTTGATGCCAGCTGGTGGGATTGGCAATGGCTCAGTGGCAGTCAGAACATTACCATGGACGTGGTCAATGCGCGCCTCGACAAGCAATGGAACTGGCACGCGTTGAGTTGCCGCATTCCACTCAAAGACATCCTCAAAAACCCCGACAGGCCATGGTATTGGCCAGCGGTGAGTGCCAATACCACTTTGCGGCTCGCAGATGTGCTTGCGAACCTGGACAAGGTGTGGTATTGGAGAGCGGTAAGCGGGAATGCTGGCATCACCCCTGCCGATATCATAGAACATCCCGAGCTACCGTGGGATTGGCGTGACGTGAGCAACAACCCGAACATTACGCCTGAATTTGTCTTGGAACATATTGACAAGTTGGGCTGGTTGGCCTTCCAAGTCAGCAACTGTCTATTTGGATACGACCGGAATGCCGCGCAAGCAAGACAGCGTCAAATGGAAAGGACGCGCTGCTACAAGAAGGAGCTGGTCGAACGGGCGTGGCACCCTGACCGGTTTCTGAACTGGTGTTTGGAGCAGGAGCAGGAGCCAGCGGCAGCCATATAGTGCTTGCTGTGTGTTGCCGTGGGCAGTGCGCCGACCGGAGGCGGGCCGAAAAATTTTTTCAAGGCCCAACGCACACTGGGGCAGCACTATATGGCCCTTGGCTACGGCAGGCGGCAGCCCTCATTGCTTAGGTGCTGTTTGTAGCGGCCTGCCTTCGGCAACCGCGAGAGCCATATAGTGCTGTAAGTAGTGTGCGCCGACCGGAGGGAGGCGGTCCGAAAAAATTTTTCAAGGCCCAACGCACACTGGGCAACACTATATGGCCCTTGGCTGCGGCCTGCCGTAGGCAGTGCGTCTACACCTTTCGCGGCTGTGGCCGCAGCGGCAGGGCAGGCCGTTCGCAATAGTCAAACTGTAGCATGTGTGTCAGCATGGGTGCAGTACTTGCTTTCAGTTGCACCGACCCCTTGTCGACTGTTGCAGCAGCTGTTGCCGCTGCGGCAGCAGCCAAAGGAGATGCAAGTACAAACCCCCATTCGGCTGCAAAGGTTGGCAAGAAGCAGCCATACATGCGGCAGCTGCCGCCATCTTGGCAGAATACAGTCTCACATTCGTCGCGAACCCAGCGCGCCTGGCATGCATCGCCACACTGCGTCACCAGCACGCCATTGGCAGTGAGCCATTCGGAACGCAGTCGGCGGTAAAAGGCACGGCAGTAAAACTGGTTGGCTTGGTCCTCGCGGTCATCATAGTTTGGATCGCAAATGTCAATGATAATCACATCAAACTTGACATTTGGGTATCGCGTCATGATGTAGACACCCGCGTCCTCGTACATGATGTTCGTGCGCGGGTCCTTGTGCGCTTGACTGTCCCATGCCAGATGCTTGAGGCAAAGGTCAACTGCCTCTCGGTCCCACTCCATGACGGTACAATGCTCGACAGATGGGTGCTTGAGCACTTCGCGGGCCGTGGCCATTTCGCCGCCGCCCAGGATCAGGACGCGCTTGGGCGGCGACGGGCAACTCCACATGGCCGGATGGACCAGTACCTCATGGTACAATTCTTGGTCAATGCTCGCCGACTGCGTTTCGCCGTCCATGACCAAGACGCGGCCATATGCGGGCGTGTCAAAGATTTGCACGTGTTGACCACGAGAAGTCACCGTGTCACACACGATGCGATCGATTTGGTAGCCAAATACGATGCCGTCATGTTCTGTTTCAAAATGGGTGAGGCTGGTCTGTGGCATGGTTCAAGGGCGCTGGGTTTCTGCATCCAATGCAACCATGCGAGCTCAATATTCTTACAAGAGCGGCCCTTGCTCTCTTACAAGAGCGGCGGCATGGGTGGCGTGCGGGTGCCGGCGCGTGACACATTTTGCGGCAATTCCATGGGCACGGGGATGTGGTCAGCCGGATGTGCGCGGTAGAAGAGGTAGCTCTCCACCTCATTCAGAATTTTGGGCACGGAATACTGTGCCACCAGTCCATTGAGCTCGTCCACCTGCTCGGCAATCCGCGTGGGCCAGTTCTTGCCATGCTGCAAGTACACGGCCCGCATGACAATCTCCAGCTCCGTAATGCTCTGTGGCGAAATAACAAAGCGGCTGCCCGACTTTTCGTACACTTCACGCCGGATGCGATTTTGGAGAATCTGGATATTGGCAGACGAAAAGAATGTGCGGTTCAACAGATTGGCTTCGACGTTTCCGCGTAAAATGTCAGCCAGATTGTCAGGGCGAGTGACGGACAAGTGCATTTCGCCTTGATGGGGAGAGGCATATGTTGTATTGGCTTGCTCCATATCGGCACCTATTTGGCAAACCGAAAAAATGAAGTGTGGGATCACATTGAACCTGGGCAGGGTCGACCGAGAACATGTCTGCAACCAAGACTCAGGCCTCAGAGGCCTCCAAAGCCCAAGAGGGCTCAGAGGCCTCCTTGCCACCAGGTTGCACGAGCACACTTGCCAACCTCGGAAACACCTGCTTTGTCAATGCGGCGCTTCAGTGTTTTGCCCACATTCCCATCTTTGTGCGCTTTGTGGTCCGGCGCGACGACTATGCCAAGCACATCCGGGAAGACAAACCCGAAGGGCAATTGGTCACGGCATGGCACGACTTGTGCCGCCAAATGTGGCGCTTGGTCCCCATCCAACACGGCCGCCAAGTCGTTCCGGCGGTTGCCCCCCACAACTTTATCCGCGTCATGCGGCATGTCGCACACCGGGCGGGCTACCCCATGCTCACGCACGCCGACACCAATGACACTCACGAGTTTATCAATTTGTTTCTAGATGGGCTGCACACGGGCATTGCACGACCCGTGTCCATGCGGATCACAGGTGGGTCAGAGACGCAGCAGCTCGAAGTAGCAGCCCTTGAAGCATGGCGAGCCCATTTCGAGCGCGAGTATTCATCCATTCTACCCATGTTTTACGGCCAAGAGCATCAAGTGTGCAAGTGCAACCACTGCGGCCACGAGCGTCACACATACGATCCCTTTGCCACGATCAGCTTGGCAATGGCAACCTCCATCAAGCAGGCATTCGAAGACTATTGCACATCCGAAACCATTGCATACAATTGCGAAAAGTGCGGCAAGGGTGGCGAGGGCAATGGCACCATCCGCCGCCGCTTTTGGCATTTGCCGCCCGTGCTCATTGTCCTCCTCAAGCGGTACTCCAACACCAACCACAAGCTGTCGGCAGCGATGCATGTGCCTCTCAAGAACATTGACCTCGCACAAATTGTGGATGGGTCCCGTGGCGGGCCGCCACGGTACGATGTGGTGGGCGCTTGCCACCACATGGGTCCAACGGGTGGCGGCCATTACACGGCGGCATGCAGAGATCCTCGTACGCACGAGTGGTTTCTGTATGACGATGAGTGTGTGTCACGGATTTCGCCCTTGCATGTATGCACCAAGAACACCTATGTGGTCTTTCTGCAACGGCAGTGAGACAGTCGAGACAGTCGAGACAGTCGAGACGGATATCAAGGAGCCCAGAGGGTGGGATCGGATTGTCCGACAGAGGGTGCGCCCTTTTTCTGAATGTACTCTGTCGTGACAGCTTCGGGGCTGGAATTGACCACCAAATTGCGGACGGTGCCTGCAAACTGGCCGCCAATGCGGCCGTACATGCCACATATGGAGCTGGGCGCTTGGATGAGCATGTGTGGGAATCGCTTGGTTTTTTCCAGTTTCCCGTTCACATATACGTCGAGGATTTGCCCGTGCATGACAAGGGCAAGGCGGAAGGGCTCCAGCAATGGCGGATTGTCAAGGACGACGGGTTCCAGTGTCGCATGGCCGTCGCGCGCTTGCGATCGAACAAAGATGACAAGGTTACTGCCTTCGCGGTCCAAAAACACGCCTGGGTTCATGTAGGCAATCTTGTCGGGGTCAACTTCGGCATCGGCCGTCCCAGAAGCAGTCGCAGCGGAACCGCGGTGGAAAATGTGCCGCCATCGGCCGGCCGCCCTCCGCCGGTCTTGGATCTGGACATCCAGAAACATGACATAGTCTGCCGTCTTGTTGAGAACATTGTTGCGAGGATGGATGACAAGGTCAGGCGATGGACCGTCCCAATAGACGGTATTGGTTTGTAGCAGCGGCGACCGTTTGGCAGTCGCAGATGTCATTTGGTCCAGTTGCACTTGGATCGCATAGCCAATTGCAACTGTGATGGCGACGATTAAGCAGAGAATGACGGCAATGCCGCCGGCCTGGGCAAGGGTCACGCTGCCAAGATTGGCAGGCAGAAGACGCGACGGAAAAAACCCGGCAATGGACCGGGAGCCCATTGGTGCTGCCGCTGCCGAGGCGGTCGGCCAGCCACGATTGAGCCCCAACCATGAAAAGTCGGACAATGAGGCATTTGGCGAATACCGATACGTGTTGGCACTCATGCGGCGACACTCTATTGATCATGACTGTTTTTTTCCCCTCTGCCTGTGCAACCGGTCACCGGAACCGGACGAGATGACGGGTCATGGAATAGTACATGCCAGCTGCCCCTGTCAAAAGGCCCGCCGCAAACCAAAACTTGGTACTGTTTCGCACAAGGCGCAGCCAACGCGGTGCCATTTCATCGTCCACCATGGCCATATAGTAGCGGACCATGTCGTGGAAACTGTACTCGGGCTTGTTCAACCGACGATTGGCCGCATTGTGGATGCGCCACACCCATTCCATCAGCTTGGCACGGCTGTCCAAATAGGGAGTGAGCGGCAGGTTGCGCATCTCTTGCGCATAGTGGTCCCGACACAGCGGGCAAGGAATGACCGCTTGGATGGCATTGTAAAAATCGTACGCGTATTTCTTGTGCTGGTAGCCGGGTGTATCTGGGTATGCAAATGAGACAGTGTGGAGAACAAACCAAAAGCGTGGCCCCCACACTTCAGTTGGCATCCCAATGACAGGTGCGTCTGCATATTCCGACATGCCGTTGTTCTATAGCGAGAAAAATCAACCGGTTTTGCGGATACGAATGGCCTCATTTTGGGGCGCATACACAATCACGGTGCCCGTTCCAGCATTGGCCGTTTCCAATACCCGGCCAATTGTGATACTGATTTTGCTGAGCACAGTGCCGCGGATCATGTTACGCAACGGAATCACCAAATCGCCCGTGCGCGATGTCACCGCGTTGGTAAAGTGGGCAAATGTCACAGAAGAGGATGCTACGACCGCATCCGCACTATTGACGGCTGCGATATTGACCGTGACCGTCTCTGCTTGGTCTGCCGTGACACCGGTATTGGTGACGTAGAGTGGAATGTAAATGTCATAGTGACCTGACGCTGGCACGGTATAGTCAGCTGTAAACGACACGGTTGCGCCAGCGGCTGTCGAGAGCTGCTTGTTGCCCGTCTTGGAACTGTAGATGAGGACCTGTTCATAAGGAACGAGCGCGGTGGCACGGAGGACGGCTGTCATTCTCTATTGCACAATCAAGATATTCTTCTGCGCTCAAAACAGCAGCAATGGCAAGGACACGCCGTTCGAAAGGTTCTCGTAGGTCTCGGCGAATGAGGGGCGGGGGTGCTGAAGACATGGTGCATGACGCGGCTGCGGCAGCGGCCGACGGCTCTTGCACTGCACAGGCCGCGGCCACGCTGTTGGGCGGCATCAATGTGCGTCAGCTGGCACAGGCGGTCGAGACCACCTTGGCCACCATGCCACCGCCTGCTTCTGCTTCTGCTTCTGCTGGCGCAAGCGCAGACATTGACCAGGCGATGGCGGAGCAGTTGCAGGCCGAGACAGAAACAGCGATTGCCAGTACAGTTTGTGCTCAAGGCAAGGCGGGCGGCGGTCGCGGGGCACCCCGCCTCCGCGGAAGCCGATCCTCGCTGCGAACGCGGGTCACCGGGATTACTGGACGCAGCCCGCGCCCCAATCTTGCCCCCCTCTTGAACCTCAACAGGAATCGTGGCAACAATGGGAACGGAAGCAACAATGGAAGCGGCAGTAACAATGGCAACGGCAACAGCAACAGCAACAGCAATGGGAGCAGTCGCAATAGCAATGGGAGCAGTCGCAATAGCAATAGCAATGGGAGCAGTCGCAATAGCAACAGCAACAGTAACAGTAACAATGGCAATCGTGGAAACAACGGTCTGCGCCGTTTGGAGCGGCTCATCCGCGTCCTGGTCTTGCTCCTCATGTTCCGTGTGCAACCCAACCTCGAACACAGCTATTTGCGGGGGTACAAGGCCCCAGTGACGGGGCTGGTGGTTGCGCCTGCAAAAACAATGGTATCGTATGAGCACCCTCAATCGCGATTTCTCCTGCCGGATTGGAATGCAGAGGCAAAGGCGCTGGCACCATTTCAACGCCGAGCCAATGTCGGCCAAAGCATGGCAGAGGCCCCGGTCGGCCAATGGCAGGTGCAAGCGCCGACTGTGCCGCTCGAATGTGACTCGACATTGGGACATTGCCATGAAAAGCAGCCCAAGGGCAATGTGCGCATGGCAAGGACGCGGGGCGGTAAGCGAATGCGGACCAGTAAGCGGACGTTGCGCGGTCGTGGTGGCGGCCAAAGCCAGGATGCGGCAATTCGGGCGGCGGTCCAATTGGCGGCGGCATGGCCACAGCTTGCAGATGCCGTCAGTGCACAAATGGGTGTACCACTTGGTAAGGATATGGCAACGGGCATCCGAGTGGCCGCCAGCCTGGCGGCAACGGCAGCAGCTGCCGAATAACTCGGTACAACACACATACAGACCTATATAGACGCATCGTGTGCCTCTGGCACCAAGAAGAACTTCAACAGCCCCATCACTTGGGCCATATAGGTTGCCATAGTGTGTATATGATTCACATGCACACACTTCGTACAGACCTATTTGACCATGGCCTTGGCCGGAGGCCAATGGCCAAACGCGGCAAAGAACTTAAACAGCCCCATCACTTGGGCCATATAGGTTGCCGTAGTGTGTATATGATTCACATGCACACACTTTGCACTGACCTATTTGACCATGGCCTTGGCCGGAGGCCAATGGCCAGACGCGGCAACGAACTTCAACAACCCCCATCACTTGGGCCATATAGGTTGCCATAGTGTGTATATGATTCACATGCACACACTTTGCACTGACCTATTTGATTATGGCCTTGGCCGGAGGCCAATGGCCAGACGCATCGAGTGCCGCCGGCACCGAGAAGAACTTGAACAACCCATCACTTGGGCCATATAGGTTGCCTGCCGCAGGCAGCACCAAGTATGAAATTCAGGTACGCGCGCGACCGCGCCCGACGAAAAATGATCCTGTCGTCCAATTGAAACCGTGGAGAAGGAGTAGATGATTACAGCCATTGTCGGTTCGCGGACATTTGACAATTACGACCAAATGATACGTGTCTTGGACGCGTTCACCATCACGCGAGTCGTCAGCGGCGGCGCAGGGGGTGCCGACACACTGGCCGCCCGTTGGGCGGCCGAATGCAACATACCGCTCTCGACCCACTTGCCCCAGTGGGACCGCTATGGCAAACGGGCGGGCGCTGTCCGAAATCGCGCCATTGTCAATGAGGCTGAACAAGTGATTGCGTTCTGGGATGGCCAATCAAAAGGCACCAAAATCACCATTGACATGGCACGGGAAGCCGGGAAACCAGTCACTGTGATATCAGAGTTGTTGGCCCAATAGGGCACATAAAGCATATTGAAACAATGGAACATACATGGCCCACTACCACCACCCTCGAGAACCCTCCTCCAAGACAGTGTGCTCCAATTGCGGCGGCCACGGCCACTTTTTTCGCGAATGCCCCGAGCCCGTCACCAGTTACGGCCTCATTGCCTTTCGAGTGCCAGACGCGTCTTTTTGTTTGGGCGCTGCTGCTGCCGCTGCCGCGACCGCGGCCGAGGCACCCTTGGCTGACAAGGCACTCCCAATCGAATACCTGATGATCCGCCGACGGGACAGCTTGTCCTTTGTCGAGTTTATGCGCGGCAAGTATTCGCTGGACCGGGGCGATTACATTTTTGAGCTGGTCAAGGGGATGACGGCAGACGAGCACCGCCGGCTCGTCACTGTTCCATTCCCCGAACTATGGCGGCAGCTGTGGAGTGGGCCACTCTCGCGCTCCTACCGCAACGAGTACGACACATCCATCACGCTATGGCTCGGCCTGACAACCGTTGGCACCCGCGTGCAAGGCCGGGACCGCCTGTGCAAGCTGCGCGATATGATTGAAGCAGTCGGCAACAATGCATGGGCAACACCTGAATGGGGCTTCCCAAAGGGCCGTCGAAATGCGCGTGAAAACGACATGGCGTGCGCCGTCCGCGAGTTTGAAGAGGAAACGGGGCTGCGGTCAAATGCCTTTACCGTGCTCAAAAATCTTGCACCGTTTGACGAGACATTTGTCGGGTCAAATGGGGTCACCTATCGCCACCGCTATTTCTTGGCCATGTGCAATTGGGATTGCCATGTGAGTGTCCGCGACACGGACGCAGTGCAAAAGCGCGAGGTTGGCGACATTGGCTGGTTCACTCTTGACAAGACGTGCTCCTTGTTACGGCCCTCGGATGAAACGCGCAAGGCTGTCTTGCACCGTGTTGAAACCGTGCTGCGAACATACACACCACTCATTGTAAGTCCAAGCTCTGCCATTTGTGTCAGTTGAATGCTGCCAGAAACGACCCGCAAAGCGGGTCGTATTATGTCATACAATCGTGTCCTGTGGACACGATCCCTTGCCGTCAACACTCATCACGCCATCTCTATTTGCCGAGATGGCGCGACGGGCCGATGAAACCTTTTCCGTATCCCTTAATAGACTGGCGTGTCGAATGGCATCGCAGCAGCACATTGTGGGAACCAATATCAACCCGCTGACCGGCCAACGACGCGTGTACACGCGCAGGCAGCCGAGCAAGCCACTCATTCCTGGTGACTGCCAATTTCCCTTTCGTTACAATCGCAAGACATTCAACAAGTGCGCACCCAGGCCCCGCAGCAGCGCTTCCACCATGATGGATGCACCCTGGTGTGCCACGGCCGTCAACCCCGATACGCGTGATGTGACATCATGGGCCTATTGCCCACCAGCTGCAGCTGCCGCTGCAGCTGCCGCTCCCGCTGCAGCAGCTGCCGAAGCAGCAGCAGAAGCAGAAGAGCCACGTGTCGTGTCCGTCGTCCGGCCAGTATCCCCGCTCCGCATTGGCAACCGTGTGACACATCGTCCTGACGAGCCAAAAGCAAAAGCAGACTATCCCACCCTCGCACCACTTCGTCCATGCCCGTATGGCTCTGTCTTTAGCCGCAGCAGCAAGCAAGGGTGTGTCACTCGGAAATATGCCAACGATCAAGTGCGCAAGCACAATTGGCAGGCCCTGCCGAACGGTACCTATATGGCCATTGCGCCGCATCAAGCGGCTGCAGCACCTGCAGCACCTGCTGCCGCGCGACAACAAGAAGCGGCTGCTGATGTTGGGACAGACGGCAAAATCCGTAACCCACTCACAGGCCGCCCCGTGCTGCAAGCCCGCATCCGTCAATTGGTCCGCGAAGGGCGTATCCGCGCCAAGCCCACCGGCAGCTATGCGGTTGCTGCACCTCCCCACGGGGACCACGGGGACCACGGAGCCCACGGGACCCACGTGACCCAAGAGGTCCACGCCGCCGAGCCAGTCTACGTCGAGGAACCAATTGTTGAAGAAAATGTCGAGGTTGCGCCAAACAATAGTCATGGCAGCAATGACAGCGATAGCGGGAGTGACAGCAGTGATGGCAGTGACAGTCGCAGCTGGTCGGCCGACACAGCCGACACAACCGACACTGAGGGACAAGACGAACAGACGCGAGTGTGGGAAGAAAACGTGGGGCTCTACCCCAACATCCAGAACAAGGACTTTTTGCCGAAGCTGTTGAAAAAGAAGGAATTTCTGGAAGAGATTGCACCTCCCATGCTGCAGCAAGAAGACTCGGACGCATGCGCACAAGCCAACTTTGAGCAAACTTCTGTCCAACGCCTTGTCAGCAAGTTCATTAACCCTGAAACACCCTACAATTCATTGCTCGTGTACCACGGTGTCGGTGTTGGCAAGACGTGCAGCGCCGTCAGCATTGCAGAAGGCTTTCTGACCGTATATCCCAACAAAAAGGTGTTTATCATTTCGCCGCCTGCCATTCAACAAGCCTTTCAGCGAACCGTGTTTGATGCATCACGCCTCAAGTACAACCACCAGCAACATCGGCAAATTTCGCAACAGTGCACGGGTGACACGTACTTGCGCTTGAGCGGCATGGCACGTAACCCAGACGCGGCAGCAATTGAAAAACGTGTCAAGCGCATCATCAGCGGGCGCTACCGGTTCCTGACCTATTTGCGATTTGCGGGGCTCATTCGCCGCACCATGCGGCGCGCCAAGCAACAGTTTGGAACCGAAGAAGCTGTTGCTGAAGCGTTGCGCGACCTGTTTGCGCACTCGGTTGTCATTTTCGACGAAGCTCACAACATTCGCGACCAGGCTGACCGTATTGCGGCAGACGATGGGTCGGGCGCATCCCTTTCCATTCAGAGCAGCAGCAGTCGCGGCAGCAGCAGCAGCACCAGTAGCACCAGTAGCACCAGTCAAAACCAGACAGTGCGCACACCTGTCAGTGGCTTACGAGGGCCGGCAAATAGTGTGTCGGCAGGTTCGGCGGGCGATGCGGACCGTCTTGATCATGACCCCAGTTTTGACGCACCTATTGACCCGGTCTCTCCGACCGCTCGAACAGGCAGTACAGTGACAGCCAAGGGCACCAAGGATGCGCGCAAAAAGCTACCGGCCGCCCTCTTGGCCTTGCTACGCTATGTTCCCAACATCAAGCTGGTTCTGCTGTCGGCGACCCCCATGTACAATACGCACGAGGAAATTGTCTTTTTGCTCAACCTGTTGCTCGCAAATGACAAGCGCAAGACTTTAACAGTCGGCGACATTTTCACCGACGGCGGCAACATTTTGCCCGAGGCAGAGCCGGTCCTTGGCTCACTCGCGTCCCAGTACATTTCCTACATGCGGGGCGAAAACCCAAAGACGTTTCCCTTGCGCCTGTGGCCGCCAGCCAAGCGTCAGCTTGCGGCCTGGCCCACCATCAGCCTGTTGGGCCAAGAGATTGCGCCAAGCGAACAGGTGCCCGCCGAGGCCCGACTACCCATCATTCCCTCCTATATGACCGGCATGCAGGCGCTCGTTGTGCGTGCGCTCATGGCCCAAATTTTTGCACAAACTGGTGGCGCATCTGCCTCAACTGCCAGCGACAGTTCAGGGTCACATAGTGCGGACACCGAAGGGTCACATAGTGCGGACACCGAAGGGTCATACAGTGCGGACACCGAAGGGTCACATAGTGCGGACACCGATGGGTCAAATAGTGCAGACACCGAAGGGTCAAATAGTGCGGACACCGGAGAAGGGTCTAATAGTGCAGACACCGAAGGGTCAAGTGATGACGAAGCAAGCAGTAATAGTGATAGTGACAGCGACAGTGGGAGTGAGAGTGAGAGTGAGAGCGGCGACAAGGAGGCCGAAGAGGCCAGAGAGACTGGAGAGGAAAGGGAGACAGAGGTGCATGTGACAGACTATGGCATTGGCTCACTTGAAAATGACGTGCTGCAAAAAGCGTCGGACTTTGTCTTTCCCGTGCCCATTCCCGAGGTGGAAGCACGCCCGCGCGTGGCCATTGGCGATGCAGGCTTTCACCGTGTGTTTGAGGATGTTGTGGCAGACGGCACCAAGCGATACCGACTGGTGGGCGAGGGTACACCTGACTTTCTCAAGATTGACCAATTGCACAACCATTCGGCCAAGATGCACACGATTCTCAAGAGCGTCATCAAGGCAGAGGGCATTGTCTTTCTCTACTCACGCTATGTGGCAACAGGCGGCGTGGTGATGGCCATGGCGCTCGAGATGGCGGGCTTTGAGGCGGCTGGCCGGCCACCGCTTCTGTCCTTGAGCAAGGAGCATCGGCCGGATCGCAAGCAGTGTGCGCTGTGCCCGCTGTCCATGCGCGAACACGCCGTGGGACAGGCAGACCACGCCTTTGTGCAGGCGCGCTACGTGTTGCTGACGGGCGACAAGGAGCTGACCCCCAACAAGGACGAACTGGTCAAGCTCGCGTCTGCGCCCACCAATGTCAATGGCGAACAGGTCAAGGTTGTAGTGGGTTCCAGCGTCGCGTCCGAGGGACTGGACTTTAAGTGCATCCGGCAAATCGATATCATCGACACGTGGTTTCACATGAACAAGATTGAGCAGGTGATTGGTCGTGGCGTTCGTTTCTGCTCGCACAAGGCACTGCCACCTGAAAAGCAAAACGTGACTGTCAATCTGCATGCAGCAGTCTTTGACGCAGAGGACGAAGTGTATGGCAACCGCGAGACGATTGACGTGTTTGCGTACCGCAAGGCACAAATGAAGGCGTTGCGCATTGGTCGCGTGTCGCGGCTCTTGAAAGAACACGCCATGGACTGTCACTTGAACCACAATGTCAATGTGCTCAAGGACATGCCAGACCGCGAAATTGTGGATTCGCAGCGCAAGCGACGGGTGGTGCAGCCGACCAACTTGGCCTTTTCCTCCGTGTGCGACTATATGGAAAATTGCGAGTACGAGTGCAAGCCGGCTCTAGGGCCCTCCGGGCCCGGAGGGCACAAAAAGCACGCCGACACGAGCACATACAGTCCGGCATTTATGACCAAGGATATCGAAAAGGCGGTTACGGTTTTGCAAACGCTCTTTGCACGCCAAAGCCTATTTACGCACGACGATGTGCGCAAGGCGGTGCTGGCACAGCTCCCAGGCTTGACAGACGGCGTACTTGCGCGCGCATTGCAACGGCTGCTGCAGGATCCGACGACTGTCGTCCACCGTGTGGACGCGGCAGGTGCACATCGCACGGGCCATATAGTGTACCGGGAGCCGTATTACTTGTTTCAGCCGGCGGAGATGACGGACAAGCGCGCACCCGTCCAACACAGGTCGGCACCCTATATGGACCGGCAGTCTGAGTACAGCGAGACTGCTGCAGCTGCAGCAGCAGCCAAAGAGACCATGGAAGCGGATGAAACAGAGGCAGGCGCAGTTGAAACGGCCATGTCTGCTGACACGGGTGAGGGGACAGGTGCGGCAGGACTGACACCCCACATGGCACTGGTGCACTGTACACAAATGGTCGAACTGGCATCATCAGACGACGCATTGGACATTCAGGCGGCGGGTGAACTGGCTGCAATCTTTGGCGACCAACATGACACATATGCCATCCGCGAGGACAAGCTCAAGTCGGTGCGCGAGATTCTGGATGCCAATGTCCTCCGACCATTTCTTGAGACGGAGGGGTTGGTGCGGGCACAGGGCATCTTGGCGGCCATTTGTTTTGACCGTTTGGTGATTGCAGACTTGCAGCTAAAAATCATTCTTGAGCGGCTAACAGGCCGGTTGAACACGTCGGGCGTATCTGCGGCAGTCCTGTCGGCGGTTGACCATTTTATCATTGAAGCAGAGGGGCAGCGATTCGCGCGCTTTGTGCCGCAACAGACCAATGTCTTGACGTATTATTGCTCCACGGCAGCAGGCGGCAGCGAATGTTCGCCGGCCATGCGGGCATTGGCAGTGGCGGGCGACCCGGTTGCGGGGATTATGTCGACACAGGTGGACAGGATACTGCGCAAGACCGAGTCGGACATGCCCACAAATGTGTCAGAGCTCTATGGCTTTGTGGTGCACCATGACACAGAGCCGCGGGTCATTTTCAAGGAGGGCCGAAAGACGGGGCGTGCGTCCCGTGGCCAAGAGTGTGCAAATGTGCCCAACAAGAAGCCAAAGGAGGAAAAGATTCGTCAGCTGGGCCAGGACATGAAGGACTATTCCAAAAAGTTTCTGAAGGACCGTCGGCCAGACTGGGCGCTGCCGTACTTTCCCTACACGACGGAAAAGACACCCGAGACGATGCAATCGCGGAGCTTGTGTGTCTGCATGGAGTTTCAGTTGCGTTGGCTGCAAGAGGAGATGCCACGGTGGACATGGTTTTTTCGGCTTCCCGAGAGTGCAGCGTACATGTTGGGTCGGACCAAGGCACAAAAGCAGGACATGTCTGCTCAATGGAAGGCGGCTGAATAACTGGCTGGTGATGACCAAAGGCCAACAGGGGCATATAGTGCTATGCCTGCCGCGGGCAGCAGCGCAGTGTGCGGTTGGGCCTTGAAAAATTTTTTCGGACCGCCTCCCTCCGGTCGGCGCACACACTACAGCCTACGGCTAGCACTATATGGTTCCTGCGGCCTGTGGCCTATGGCCGTCCGCGAAAAATTGAAATTGGATGTGCAATGGGCACGGCCGATCGGCGCGCTGAATGGAAGTCGAGCCTTGCATCTGCAACTTTTGCGGTCATGTGACAGTGGACCTTGTCACCACCTCAGTCCAACTCTATTGGGACGATGCGCGCCAAACCGAGATTGGCAGCTTTCAGTACTGCGACGCTTGCAAAGACCTTGTCCACGCGCTCCAGCCCTACATGCATTCTCGCGCTGACAATGACAGTGACAGTGGGGGTGCCAGTCAATCGGGCAGTGACAGTGACGACACATTAACGCAATATTCAGATTCGGTCAAGGACGATTCTGAAGATGACGGTGCAGCCTTCTTGGTTCCGATGGAACAGCCTATCGAGCTGTACCGCGTGATACCTTACAAGCTAACCTACCCACCTGCATAGGTGGCCAGCCGAGCCCCCCCATTTTATTTTCCAGCCTCACACTCGGTGCGCGTGGCAAAGGCAACGCCGTCTGCGCAAAGTGTCTTGTGCGGCACACGGACACAATGCCGCTGCGCTTTTTCACTGCCAACATAGCACCAATAGATCGGCTCGCGTGGGTTGCGAACAGTGAACCAAGATTCAACCGTGTCTCGCGCCGTTTGGAGCAGGGATGTGCGTGTCAGGAGAAACCATATAGTTGCTGCGACTGCCACTGCTGCGACTGCCACTGCGACTGCAGCTGCAACAAACAGAAGGGGTTTGGCGAGAGCGCCGAATCCGGTGCTCCTTGCACCTGCGCTCGCTGCTGCGGCCGAGGCAGCAACCAGCCGAGTATTTGCACCGGCATTGCGCAAGAAATTGAGCGAATTCATGACCTGTTAATGGTTACGATAAATTGTGGATTTGGTCATGTCATAAGAAAATGGGGCGATAGTCTAAGAAGGGGGTCAACTTGTTCAATGTCAGAATTGACGGAAATCATCCGACAGACCGTAGTGCCGTTTGTGCATGACGCAAGTCGTCTCAAACGGGATATGGTGACGGTTCAGTGTTACGAACGTAAGGCTGGATTTCGTATTCATCGTCATGCGACGGCGAATACGTACATCATTGAACGCTACATGGTTCTGCCAGATGAGATTTCCGCCAATCGCATTCTGTCAGCCCACCCCCGGCTCACAAAACTCGCATCTCCCTTTCACGAAACGGACATTTTGTTGGTCGATAGCAGCCCGAGTACCCGCCTCCATCTCGACAAGCGCGGCATTGTTCACTTTATCGATTCTCTCTTTTCGCACAAAAAAGTGGTGACGCGGAGTATTGGTATGCGACGGGGTGCTGGGCGCAGTGATTACTGCGCCGTCGATGAAGCATTGGGTGGTGGGAGCGATGCATTGCACTGGGACCCGACCACCGACATGGAGGTATCGACGGGCCGGTTCGAAGTGGCACTTGGCGAATACGGTAAACCGGCCAAGCACCACCAAAAATTCGAAGGCCACAATGCCAAAATCAAGCGTCGCATGCTTCTCGACTTTATCAACTTGCTTGAGCACACAGTCGCGTAGCCGTCGCCGTCGTTTGGGCAAGACGGCAATGCTCGCGAATGTATCGCACCAGAAACTTGTAGACGGCCCGGTTCATGTTTTCACGTGCCAGAAATGCGAGCTGCATGGGCGGCCACCACGCAATGTCGATAATTTCATGTGAATCGCTTGGTTGAAACTTGGGCACGTCGATTGCGCGCGTGTGGCAGATAAAGTATGTTTGATTCCCACACCGCCACATGGGGCAGCGCGCGAGAAATGCAGGGTCGAGTTGAATGCCCGTCTCTTCGCGCAACTCGCGCGCCGCAGTGTCACTGGGTTGTTCGCCGGGTTCAGGATGGCCCTTGGGGAATCCCCACCGCTTGGACATGCGCCCTTGCACCAACAAGACATTGTCGGTGCAAAGGTCATGAATAATCACACCACCACGAGGTTGCCTTGATTCAATAGGCTCTTGTTGCCATTGTCGCTGCTGCTGCTGCTGCTGCCGCAGCAAAGGCAATTGGTTCGCCGACCGTCGCATTTGGTCAAGTATGGATTTGCAATCGAGTTTGGAAAAAAGGCATCAGCTAATCTCATTTTTTCATTTCAGATGTTGCCTGCCCGTTCAAGGATGCGAGCCCCTCGCGAATTTGTGCAAGATCCTCTCGATGCAGGATCATTTGCTTGTCCGTGAGAGCTGCAGCTGCTGCAGTCGCATCATCATCGTCATCATGATCCAGCTCGTACCCACATTCTTGGAAAATGTCCCACACTTCTTCAACATCGTCTTGAGTCGTCAATTGCCACAGGGGCTTGCCCTCATGTTTCTCGGCTGCCTTGGAATAAAAGGTTTGCAGGCAACGGTCAACTGTCAAACCATTAAAGTACACTGCCACACGCGGAAAGGTCGTCTTGAACTCGCGGACACTCAAGAGCGTCTTGTCCTTGTTGGGAACTTGAAGAAAGGCATGGTCGCTCACGGGCTGTTTCTTGTCATTCAAAATCATCAAGGATGGTTCCATGGCAAGCACAAAACTAGATACCATCTTGTGATATCATTTTTTGCTCCGCTTGACCGTCTGCGGCATGGTCAAGTGCTGGCGAACCAGCGCAATCTCGCTTGGCGCGGTCAATACAACCGCCCGCCGCTCCACCACGAAAGAGTCCTGATGCGCGCCAAGCAATTGCCGTTCCATAATGGTGTGAGCACTCTCGTTGTGGGCAGGAATATTCACCCTGCACCCATACACGGTTTCTCGAAGCAACGGTGTGGTCGAATAGGCACCCACTCGTGCCGCCCACTGGAGACGTTTCGTGTGATGGCGCGGGGTGTCA